TTATTATACTCTTATAAGTTATTATTATAGTTATTATCATTAAAGTTAATATCTATAGTTCTCTATAGTTTATCTTTAGGTTATCTTTAAGTTAACTATAGTCCCTTGTCTCTCTGATTTGATCTACATCAATGTCTTATCCTACCTCTCTCTAGGAGTGGAGATTATATTTTTTTTCTTGACCTAGATCAATATTAATATAATCTCCCCTATTAGATAGAGTAATCTTACTACTCTTCGTCTCGTTCAATCAGTGGTCTGCCATAAAGATGCCTATTGAGAAACTCTTTATAAGCTTCATATTTCTCTTTGTCTTTCTTACCAGATTCCCCATTTTTATGACCTGCCCTATAGGCATATTTGATCATATTTCCTTTACAGAAACCTATGAATTCCTTGTGAGAAAGCAGCTCTTGCATTAATTCAATAGGCTGAATTAAGCCCTGATAATGCTTCTGATCTTCTGGCTTTCCACTATCGTTTATTCCTTCATTAACCCATTCATTGTCGTATTCCTGCATATTAATTCCCATTTATTACATAGAATTCAGTTAAATCGATGTTGTCTTTATGTTCCTCATAGTACTCTTTAGAGTAAACTATTGAGGTTTCTTTGTGAATTAAATACCAAATCATAATTTACATCCCGCATAGGTATTGCTCATTTTCCTTCTCAAGAGCATTCAACAGCTCAGCATGCTTCCCATATGAGACTTTTGAGTTGTCTCGAAGCATATTAAGGTAGTCTACAGCAGCTTGTACCTTGGTAAAGACTACCACGCTCAATGTGTTCTCATCATAGAGCTCAATAGGAATTGTCTTATGAACACTGATGGTTGTCCCTTTGCTGCCTAAGGTGGTTTGGAATGTGTGAATAATAACATACATGATGGAGGTTCCTATTTAAAATGGCCGCAGAGGCCTCAGAATTGCTTCAGGTTAAACGATAGTGTACTTGGTGGTATGTTGGTACCCCTGAGCACCTATCGTTTAACTGAGGTGAAATTAGAGAGGTTTTAGAGATCCTTCCAGTCACCAAGCCACTTCCATTTCTGAGAGTTGATATCGTACATCCTCAGCTGGACTTCGCTGCCCCTTGGGTATCCTGAGTTCTTCTTTAGGAACTCATATTTAATTAGTGCATCACAAAGGTTGCTGAAGGATGTTGCCCACATACGATAGCGCTTGCCATTGTATTTCTTGACAAAGAATGCATACATGATGTTCTCCTATTGCTTACTGAAGGTTGTATGCATAGCGTGACACGATGTATCTCCTAAGTGAGTGACTTGGTGTTTAAGTTAGCTCTAATTGTAGGCTCCTGATGGTTACTTGTCAAGAGCCTATGTATTAGGACTATCCCTAAGGATCAAAGTTCAATATTGGCAGCCGGCTTGAGTTCATCATACTCTTGCCACTTGTCATCCTTAACAAGCCAATCGATCAGCTCATTGATATCGATGTTGTCATTGATTTCCCACTCAGGAAAGCAATTGATCTCTGAAGTGCTCTCAATGACTTGAAAGTAAGCATCACGTTCATCCGAGCGATTGAGACTGAAAACAATATCACTTGGTGCCCAATCCTTGAGTACTTCGTCAAGCTTATCCCCACAGAGCCAATGAATGCAATGATCCGTGTCGTCTATGGACTTGCAATAGTCGTTCCAAAGGGAGATCACTTCGGCCGGATACAGTTCGTCAATAACGAGCATGAGTTTTCCGGGAAGAGGATTGAACTTATTGGTGGTGGTGTTTGTCATGATGTTGTCTCCTATAAGACTTGGTTTGACTTGGATTAGTACTTGTAATCTTGGATTACTTCTTGTAATCTTTGATTACTTCTTACTTTAGCACACTCAAGAGAGCTTGTCAAGAATGTGCTATGTAAGTATTAATACCTACTTGGCAGCTGATTGCCACTTCCCCTCGAAGTTCTCAATGCCTTGCATGAGTGCATAATGCTCAACTTCTCGGATGACTATAAGAGTACGTTCTTCATCTCTGAAGTCTGAGTAGTGCATTGCATTCCACAGAAGATAAGCCTCAAACTCATGAAAATGATCATCATCAGTCGTAAACTGGATCACATACTGAGCACCATCAGGGCACACTATAGAAACCCTCTGTGTCTCTGCATCCGATCTGATGATCACTCTCTTTAATCTGAACTGTAGCATCTTTAGATCCTCCATGTGATCTGTTTGTTTAACCATGAGCACACTTTAACAAACCCACAAGCGATTGTCAAGCCCTCCCCTATACCCTGTTCATGGGATACCCTCGGTGCCCCAACGCTATTATAATAATAGTCATCGGGTAGGCCTTCGGGCTTCCCAAGGTTGATAATAGGGAGCAACAGATATGATATAAGTAGAAATACCTATGTTACCCCGAAAAAACATAGATGAACCAAATGTAAACAATAGGGTCAGTAGTTACCCTAAAGGCTCCCCTTGGGCACCCTTACGCACGCCTACGCTAGCATGCTAGCCTACGCATATATACGTAAATTAGGCAGCAGGTGTATACGAGCAGCAATGAGGAATCTCTAGGCACCCTACGGGGGACACACGCCCGTGTCTGTCTTAAGGTGCCACCTTACAAATTTATTATAAAATTCTAATCAAGGTGACCCTGTTGTTACACTTAAGTTACCCTAAAGTCAACCACAAGTTATCGTCAAGAGATAGCAAGCTAACATAAGGAGGCGTACCCTAAGGGTTAACTTAAGGTACACCTTAAATGGTCTATAGGATAACTATAGGCACCCCTTAAAGGGGCTATAGTAATCCACCTACAGCAGCTCTAAGTAGTGCATCAACTGTCCCTACATCACCATTCAATAAGGAAACCACTAAAAGGACAATAATAATGATGATCTTGATAGCTACTACTAGTTTATGATTCAATGGTCTCATATGGATACTTTGAGTTAACTAAAAGGGAACATAAAGAAAAATCTAAAGTCAGTCTTTATGGGCCCCTTTAGAATATCTCAAAGGGTCTATAGGTAACCCCATTATTTTTTTTAATTATTATTTTCTTATTTTTTGTCAGGAGGTGGTCAGGTAGATATCTTATATATACCTTTTTCTGGCCCCTTCTGGGAGTGGAGATTTTATTCGGAGTAGTCACTTCACCCTTATAGGGATGATTTTATCTTGTAAACTTGTATCCCTCTGAATATTTGTATTTATTAAACCCCTTGGAAGTACCTGATTCTCTTACATTTTCTGTAATTGTATTTATTCCTATTTTTCTTGTAATAAACCCATGAAAGGCTTCCAAAGATTCCTCTAGCCATTCTGAAGTTACTTCATTTATTCCTTCATCAGCATCAATTCCCATGAAATCTACTAAATACTTGACACCTATAGCTAAGGCATCCAATCTATCATCGTGAACTAGTGATCCTCTGTCTGAGGTAATTCTAGTCATCTGATAGAATAGTGCATACTTGTAGTCACCTTCAGGGACACTATCGATATCCCTGTTGATGCACTCAGGGGTAACTATCATCTTATGGTTACCTAGGACAGGCTCTAGGGTGTCTATGATACGTACTTCTTTCTGTCCTGTTGACTTAACTTCTTTAGTACCACATTCCTTATAGGTTTTCCTGAGGACAGGTTCAAATAGTTTGAGGTACATCCCGTCCCCGAAATTCCCTTCAATGACTACCTCATTAACCTTCCACTTCTTAGCAGTATTAGCTAGCTTATTTAGGACTACATCAGAGTATCCCCCTAGGAGACCTCCTGCTTCCATTACGTAGATATATCCATTGAGATAATAGAGTACACAATATCCCGTCTCATCACGTCCCCTGCCAGACGGATCAACACACATCATCTTATAGGAATACTTCTCCATCTCTGGGGAAGCTGTGTGGCACATATAATAGGCATCTCCCTTTAGTCCCATTACCTTTGGGATCTCCTGAAGGGAGACCTTACGAGCAGGGTCAGGCATCCACGTTAGTTTCATAGGTGCCTCATCTGTACTGAAGGTACCCACAATGAGATCTCTAAGTCTCAATGGGTACTTATCAGCATCAGATAAGCTAGTGTCTAGCATGAACTGCAGCAGGAACCCCGCTCTTCTATAGGACAGCTCTCGTTTCTGTAGATCCTCTTCATTGAATCTAAGGGGATCTGTAGGCTTACCTGCGTACTTCTCAGGATCACTGTCATACTTGTCTGCAATGAACTTAGCTAGACGTGTACCATAGTTAGCTCTCTGGGTCTCATCATAAGGATATCTTGCAGGGTAGATAATAGCAGTGTACCCTCTTTCCTGAAGTTCATTATAGAGAGACATTTCATTCTGAGGGGTACCAAGGTAAATGATGGTGCCATTAGGTTTGATAACAGCGTCAAACTCCTTCACTAACTCGAATAGCTGATCTCTCAATACCTGAGTAAAGGAGTTACTTGGAACTTCCACCTTTATGTTAAGGTAAGGTCGTTAGTCTTACCCCACCGTCTTTTTAATGAATCTACTGCATTTTCAGTAGCAGAGACAAACTTACAGTGATCCCTAGAGTAGATTCCACAGTTGCCCTTCTTGATGTCCTTATCAAGGTGCATACTAGAATCTTTCTCCCATTCTGCATAGCCTTCAACCTCATGAATTGTATTCAAAAAGGTAGTAAAGTTATGCCACCTAGGGTCTACCCTACAGCCTACATAGCTAGTCTTGTAGTTACCATAGGCTCTCTTAAGCATATTAGCCCACAGGTCATAGATTCTGCGAATGATGCTATTAGAGCCTCTATCAGGTATTCTAATAGGAGACCCCATAAAACCCACACCATAGACTGTAGGTTTCATAAAGTCCTCAAACTTGCCTGCCTTAATGTTACACGTCTGAACATCTATGACTGTACCAGTCTCGACAAACTGAATGACAGCCCTAGGATGTTTGGTTTTACCATTAGGAAGTTTCTGCTTCTTAGTTCTAGACAGGATCTTAATAAGACCTTTAGGAGTTTCGTAAGTTTTGTTAATTTCGTACATAGTTATGTTCCTTATACTTGACGATGCTTCATATCTCTATGAAGACCAGACTATATCTTGTGCTCACTTAGAGCACCCCCATTTTTCGAGTCACTTGACCCTACATAATAGTCGTTACACCTGCTAAATAGCTCGGCTCGGTATTGTCTTTCCTAGTTAGGACTGAGTTCCACCGAATTTAAGGGGTTTAGAGACGACATGATTAAAGTTTATCGTCTGCCACAATGATATCTGCACGAGAACCTGTAAGCTGTCCTTTGATACCTACGGATTTAACTGAGGGGCTATGATCGGGTTTACTCGGGCCAACGTCAAAGAGATTCTGAGTATCCCGTTGCCCCTCTCGTGCCTTTAGGTGCTCTAAGAATGGCAGCTCATTAATGATCTTCTTAATAAAGGTAGCGTTTGCATCAGCTCTTTCTTTGTTAGCTGAGACAACCATAATCTTAAGCTGAGGATTCTTCCATAGGCACCATACTACATAAGCACAAGTAATGAAACTCTTAGCTACCCCTCGGAACCCCATAAGAATGAATCGATCATTGGGGGGATGCTGCAGTGTCTTAGCAATATCTACCTGAATAGGCGTAGTCTGTGGCAACCCAATAGTCTGCCATACTAAGCTGCAGAACAATGGAAAACTATTAAAGTATGGAATCAATGCTTTAGTTGACAAGGCCATTAGCTCCATAGTCTAACTCAAAGTTCTCTTTAGTAGCCTTCAGCAGGGATGCCAATGCATTGTCTCCATCTTCGCCAGCCTTAGGCACACAGTTGATGCCATTTCTCTGCAGTTCCTTAATAATCGCATTGTATAGCTGAGGGTTACGTTTCTCTGGGTCTTTAAGGTCGTTCAGCATGTTCTCTAGCATGCTGTCCTGAATCAAGCTCAGCAAGCTCTCTCTGTCTAGCAACTCTCTGCCTAATGTTTCTTTGTTCTTCATTAATTCTTACTCTCCTAGCAGCTAGGTAGGGGTCTACCCAGTACTTTTTTATCATTGTTATAATGCCTACTATAGTGTACACAATGGTACCTATGTAGACCCAATCACTTAGGGCTACCCCTAATACGGTAACCCCAGTGACAGCTATAGGGGGAGACATATTAATAATATCCTTTGCTATGGAGCCCCCATCCTCTACTGTAGGTTCTATATCTAGGAATCTCATTAGTTCACACCTAAGAGACTCCTAAAGTCAGCTTTCTTAAAGTGTGCTCCTTTAAGTAACTTTCCATCAGCTCTATAGGTAGGACAAAGGTTGCCATTGTCATCAACCATCTTGCTCATGAATTCCTCTGCAAGAGCCTTCATGCCTAACTCAAGAGGATACTTATGTTCAATAGCATACATGATGCAAACCCAGATAAGATCACAGAGTTCTTTGAAGTCCTCTGGGCAATCTGAAGCTTCCTCTGCCCATTCTTCAAACTCCTCAAGGATGAGCTTAAGATAGAGCTTTCCGTTCGTCCCTGAAGGGTGAGCCTTGTCGAACAATACTTGCATAGTGTCCGCAAGACCCTCCGTTGAATATTCTAAAGACTCGCTGATTGCTTGAGCCGTGGTATTCATGTTTTTCCTTTTTATCTAATTCAAATTTACCATCAATGAGAACATCAACATAATCCAAGATGGGTTCATCTTTGATATCCTCATAGGTACGTCCTGTCCATAACCAGATTCTCTTAGTGTCCCCATAGGCACCCCTCACACGCTTCAGGATTTGCTCTACAACGGGTTCATTGTAGGGCTCTAAGGGGTCACCCCCTAGGATACTCAATCGTTCAATATAGGGCGATTTAAGAGCATCTAGGAGGGTGTTTATAGTGTCATCAGTAAACGGTGTTCCATAGAATGGATTCTGGGCTTTCCAATTGAAGCACCCTCGGCAATCTAAAGAACACCCTGAGACAAACAAATCTACGCCTATGCCATCACCATTGGTCATACTACAGGTATCTATCTTAGCGTAGTTCATAGTTACATTGACACTCGATCTTTAATTTCAGCTAACTTAGCATCATTCATACGAGTACTTCCGTTAGCTTTAGTGTACCCTAAGTAGCCACAAACACGACTAATGACAGACAAGTTAGTAGACCCACAATGAGGGCACTTGTTCATAGCATTAGTGGAGTGCTTATGGCAGTCTTCACAATAGACACTATCAAAGTTAATACCTTGATAGTACCCCTTCTCCATACCTCGGAGAACCAGAGCCTTAAGTGCCTGAAGGTTCTCAGGGTTAGTCACTCGGACATACTGAATGTGGCCTCCGTTGCACATATGGAACATCTTGTATTCAGCATCCTGTTTCTCAAAAGGGGTGATAGGCTCACTAACGTGCATATGGAAGCTGTTAGTGAAGTACTCTCCAAACTGGTTATCTCCGGTGTACTCAGCATATTGTTTAGCTTGTACACCACATAAATTTTCTGCCATTTATACCCTCGGTTTCCCGATATTTATTAGGGGATTAGACTATATCATCACCCTTATTACTAAGGGGTTGTGTGCTTCCATTTAAGGGGTTCTCACCCACCGATTCCGGCCGTACTCCTTTTGCTTCTTTTTGGCAAGCCTTGGGATAGTCGTTACAGAGCGTAATAAAGCAATTATATTTTCTAAGCACTCCGTTGTATTCTTTGTATGCTCTTGTTATAGAGGACACCGAACAACCTAAGAATTTCGCGGCGTCTCTAGACGAGCCGTAGAATATTTGAGTACCCCAACGGGTTACTCTCACAAATCTTGAGTGTTTCTGCCGTTTAACCGGCTTCCAAAGCCCATTAACATAGGCATGATGCACATTCTCACCATTAGTCATCCACTCTAAATTCTCTACCCGGTTATCATCTTTTTTACCATTTTTATGGTTAACATAGGGTTTATTTAGGGGGTTATCAATAAAGAGCTTTGCGATCAGCCTATGTACTCTAAAAGTTTTCTGTCGCCCTGAGTCATCATAGAGGTTTTTATATGTATATCCACTAGGGTGCTTTGAGAGCTTTAACCTCTGAAGGTGATCTTTTCTAATCCTATAAATATTACCATCTTCAGAAAACAGGTACTTTGAATAGTTTGATAGTTTTTTATATTGCATTTATTAAACTCCACGGGATTAGCATAGCAAGCGCCTTAGCCTTCCCCGTTAGCCTCTTTCGAGACACCTCGCATTTTAGCGAGTCCACACAATTTTACGTTCCTAATTACTCAGGACGTGCCCACACTTGTTTAGGCGTTCCATAGACAGCATAGAGATAGCCGTCTTCTTTCTTGAACTGCTCTACCTTATCGTTAATACGCTTAAGTACAGTTCTGGCAAACCAAGGATCCTGATAGAGTGTCTTACCCGTAGCAAGAATATTAAGTTCATTCAAAGCGGTGACACCAAAGGAAGCGGTCATGTAGTTAACCAAATCACCAATCTCATCGTCTGCCTTAAGGTTCCCCTTATAGAAACCCCCCTGCATGAATGCCATAGGATTGGTGCAAGCCTTAGTGTGTCTAATGAGATCATAGCGTTTCTTAAAGAAATTACGGATAGTCTCAAGTCGTACATCAAGGACATTGAAGAAGTCTACGTTATTCTTTAGAGAGTAGGCCAAAATAAGGGGGAGATTAAGAGACACTGCCCCAATGTTGCATCGACCGTTAGTGATCCATTCACCATTCTCGGGATCCTTCCACGGACTGAGGTAAGCTCTACACATTATATTCATATAGGTTCGTTACTCCTATACCGTTTATTAAACTGCTCATAGTCACCTATGAGATTAGACTATATCTTCTGAGGACTGAGCCTCAGTTCCGCTTTTCGATTCACTTGAATCTACACCCTTACATTCATCAGGGTTAGTCGTTGGGCATTCACATCGAACAACACGAATCCCTAGCTCAGGCAGCTTTCCACTATAGAAGCGTAAGACTGTTTTAATACGCTCTACAGAAAGCCCTAAACTATGGGCACATTCAGTCATAGAATCAAAGTACACCTTAGGCTCTGTGGTAATATATACTGGCTGTTTCTTGAACTTAGTAGAAGGGTCTCTAACAGTTTCCCGATAGCCCTTCTTAATGTTCTCACTTTGGGTAACCCATCGCAGATTAGTGTACATGTTATTAGTCTTATCCCCATCGATATGGTCTACAACCAACCCTTCTTGCTTACCTTTTACAAAAAGCGTAGCAACAAGCTGATGAGTATACAAAGACTTACGCCGAATCTTACCATTAGCCCTACTAAAGAGATCACAACGGGCATAGCCATTGTTATTCATAGTCTGAGCTTTGATTCGATTATAGCGTTTAGAGAAGATTCTCCCCATGTTAGAGACACAATAAAGGTTCTCCCATTCAGGGACATCTTTCCAAATTTCTTGATTATTAGTGTTGTTCATATTATATACGTAGTTATACGTTCAATAAAAGTGTTTAGCAACGGATTTGCTTAATATAAGCTCTCCCCGTTTTAACGGAATTTTATATGGGCAGTATTACGCACCCATAGGAGTAACTACTTGCTTATTCTCCATGTACTGTTTGCCTACAGAACTGTGTGCCCAATCCCCAGTTAAACTGAGGAAATCAGGGTACATGCACTTACTGGAGCATTCAATAGCTAACTCAAATACATCACGAGCTTCCTGAAAAGCACTAAGGTAATTCTCTTCGTACAAATAGACAAGCTTAGGGAACACTACAGGTTTATGGTTTTCTCCATGCCCATTCATACGGGTTGTGAGAATAGCCTCACAAATCTCCTTAAGAATCCAAAGGTCTGTATCATTCAAGTAACGACCAAGCCATTGAGGAGCATTCCAGCAACCAAAGGAAATAGTAGTGAATGCAAAGTCTCCTCGTGAGCAAGGGACAGTATTAAGCTTCAACTCAAGAGACTGGAAGCCCTGCTTAAGTTCATCCTTAAGTACACGTCTAGCATAGAGATCCCAACTAGAAGGATCAGAATCAGGGAAGCAATGTTTTGCATGCTTATAGGCTTTCTTCAAAGTCTTTTCACAATATGGAAGAAGAACCATATCAAGCTGACTTAGCGAGAATCCGCCAAACTGTTGAGCTGTAGCAACTAAGGTGATATCTCCAATTACCTGAAGTGCACTCAATACACTCGTAGGTTCCGTGTAGTCCACATTGGACATACTAAAGCCACCCCTAAGGACATTCCCAATATCAAACAGGCAGCAATTGACAGAACCCATGAGCATATCTCGCATATCGTGAATGTAGATATCGCCACGCTTAGTTAACTCTTTTTCTTCCTTGCTAAGATAGAATTGTCGATAGAGCTCTTTTGTAAGGTATCCCTTAATGAGCGAGCCTTTTGTTGACACCAGAGAGCTATCGAAGTTAGCATTCTCTCTGTCCCCAAGTAGAAGCACGTTATCAGCTTCATCTTTAACTTTCTCAAATGATTTAGCATAAGTATTCTTATAGTCTCTATATTCTTGATATGAGTTGGCGATATCGTCTAAGCCAAAGTATCTCAAGTAGTGAATCACTTCCTTATGAAGGTCTTTAGTTGGGGCATCTCTATCAATAATTAAACAAGAGTGAACCTTCTCAACCAATTTGTCAAGAATATCAGGCTCCACATATTGATTCACTCTAGCGGCCGCCTTATAGACAGCTTCTTTGATCTTCTCTCCGTTCCAACCTTCTACAGTACCATCTTTCTTAATAATCTTCATGATAGCAGTTTCCTTATTATATGCCTAGACTTTTGTCTTTTGACCAAATGCCCCAAGGTACACCTATGGCATACCTCAGGGCATCTTTAGTTAATAATTTCCTTGTTTATGTTAAGAATTAAATTGAACAACTTCAGGTGTCCACTTGCCGGTCACAATGCCTTCATTAGCAAGCTCAGCAGAGTTACCGCTAGTGAACATAAGGTTAGCTAAAGTATTATACATGTACTCAGTAGTTCTTTGAGCTAACACAAAGCCTGCATTGTCTACCTACAGGAAATCGAGTTATAAGTAACCGTCAGGAGGGGGATCAAAGAAGATGCCTACGGAATCACCTTGACCTAGGTCATGGAAGAAGGGGTGCGTTGGGTTTGATGTAAAAAAAGTGGTTAAGTTATTACCCCCTGTAAATAATTCGATTACTTCTTTGGTATCCGCTCTAGTGAGCCTAAAAGACTCCCCTGACGTAAAATAGGAAGAGCCGTTCTTGAAATTGAGGCCAGTACCGTAGAAAGCTGGTTTATTGTCTTTGTAGTCAATTAATTGGTTAAATGTCAGCTTATTTCCACCGCCTTTTGTCCAGTAAGGCTTTCTATTAACAGCACCCGGACGATAGGTACCTTCGTTATAACCCCAGTATATGAAAAAGTTATCACTCGTATAATCTATAGTCATTATTACATGAGGTTCAGCATCTACTCTTCCTCCACTCAATAAAAGTTCTTTATTAAACATTACTTAACCTCTCCAGACTTCTCAATGCTAATGAGATAGTACAAAGCCTTTAGGGCATCCTTATAGGCTCGGATGTCTCCCTCAGTATGGTAAGATTCCTTGTTACGCTTCTCAATAGCTTCAAGAAGTTTATGCTTAGCCATCATAAAAACATTATCTTCCCATTTAGCATCAATCATCTTTGTATTTCTCCATAATATTAATTAGTGCCTCACCATCGGATTTATCGAATTTAAAACCAAGGTATTCCACAGTACCACTCTTATCGAATGCACTGTTAATGAATCCCTTAGCAACTTCAATGTCTACCTTGTTGTTCTCATCGACGATACCCACTTGCTTCAGCATAGGCAGATACTTACCGATGAGGGTATCCGCCTGATGCAGAATCAAGAACGTACTCCCTCCAAGAATCCATTTCATCGTAGAGGGAGCACTGGGCATCAGTCGAGTATCAACGAACTCAGGGAGTACCTGAGAGATTTTACTCAAACTGATCTTCATAAGTTACTAACCATTAACCGCCAGTAGCAGGGGTGTTCGTAGGAGCAACCCAAGAGTTATGCAGGGGCATAGGGGCAGGACAAATGGCCGAAGCAGGGACAATGGTCTTAGTGATGTTGTTCATAGTACCCATCATACCTGCAATGGTCTGGTCAAGGCAACCGAATTTCGCCTGAGTAGTCAGAGCAAGTTCATTGACCTTGCCAAGAACAATCTGCTCACGCAACTCCTGCTTCTCACAGCAACACTTAAGTTCTGCCTGAAGCTTAGCGAGTTCAACACGGTTGTTAGCCGCTTCATCAGACAGAGGCTTAAGGTATGCAAAGGTTTCATCACGGAGCCTACGGTTATCCGTAAGGGACTGCATGTAGACTTCTTTGGCATTCTTGTCGGAGTAGTTCTCAGCCTTCAACTGAGAGTTCTCAGCCTGAAGAGCAGAGATGGTAGCCTGATTGTTGTTACCAAAGAGACCACCAAGGACACCACCGCCGTTACCTCCGTTATTGAGGAGACCAAGGGCCGTACCAGCGATACCAAGACCGAGACCTGAGCCTGCAACACCCTTAGAAGCAAATTCTGCCATAATTGTTTTCCTTCTATAGATTGATTAAAGATAAACCGTAACTTCTTAATAAAAGAACACTATAGGGAACTAGAAGTTATAAAGAAGATCCCTAAAGTTAAAAATTGATTTAGCGGTAACCAACAGGAGGAGGATCAAATAGGAATTCTACGGTGTCACCCTTTTTAGGTCGTGGAAGAGTGGGGTTGAAAGGGTGTTCATGAAAACATTTACGTTTTCTTTTCTATGTAGTTCGACTGTTTCTTTAGTATCAACCCTAGTGACCCTAAAAGAATCATACAAACCTGTTAACCACACCTTTTCACCGTTAGCAGCAGTGTATATAGGTGCTTTATCTATAGCAGAAGAAACCGTAAACCACAATATATTAATACCAAATCCTGAAAGGATGCTTACAGTCACCCTTACTGGCTCCTGTATTACCCCCCCCCGCAGCTAGCAATACTTCGTGGTTTAACATCTTAGATCCCCACCTTAGCTAGCCCACTAGCCTTAGCTAACCCTAGCTTACTACTCTTTCTAGTCATGAAAGCAGGAACTACAGGCCACTTAACATTCCTAGGGAACCCTGCTTGCTCAGGGATATCTCTGAGTGCCTGTCGGTACACCTTAATCGCCTCAAGAGCCTCAGGAGCAATCTCAGGATAATCAGGGAGGATGTAGTAGTCAGTACCAGAGATCAAAGCGTCTCGCTTTCTACGAATCATGTCCGCCCACTGGTTATCAGCCCACTCATCACGAGGATCGTACTCTTCTTCGGTGATGCTAAAGCGCGTCTTAAGCTCATCAGTGAGATCCCCAAAGATAGTGTGGTCGTTATCCCAAATAGCCTGACGAAGAGTGTACAGACTAGTGTACTTCTTATCTTTATACGTGTATCTAATCATGGTTAATCAAGCCCACTGCCCAATAAGTCTACATTCAGTATAACCGTCGTGAAAGAAAAACAGCAACACGACAGTAGATTTATTAAGGGTGGGTGCATTTTCCCCAAACCATCCGACATTACCTTTAATAGTGATACTATTATTAGAGTTAGACACCCAAACAAGTTTAGTGGCTGTTTGATTAATAGCGCCCGCTTGCACAGTGATAGTAGCCGCCGCACCTGCAGTTTCCATCAGCAACGAATCACCACTAGAAACATTGAGAGTTGTAGTAGCGCCTACTTTAGTCCACTGCTCATAACCTGCAATAGCCCCTCTATTGCCATTTTTAAGAATGGCATCAGGGATCGTAGGGAAGTCCGTAATCTGACTCTTAGTATGCGTATGGGAGCTATTAGCCTTACCTGCAAGACCTTGAGTAAGAGCAGTGTTAGTAGCGTAGTCACCCTTAGGCTGCTTCTTAGCAAGCTCAGTATCCACATACGTCTTATCAGCTTTACCAGTGATGTCAGGAATATCAGTCCTGTTAGCAAGTTCCGTAGTGGTACCTGCAGTACCACTAAGAACATGCAGATGCTTGGTATCCGTAGCATACGCTAGGACACCATTGTGCCCTGCATAGCCCTTGATTTGGGCTTCAGTGCCCGTAATTTGTTTTCGTTCCTTAATAGCCATATTAAGAACCTAAATCTCCATAATCAATGAAACCATTAAAGGTCGTAATATCCAACTTCTTAGCAAGACCTGCATTAACAGTAGTCGTATCAGCTTTAGCACTGAGTTTACTGTTCACATCAGTAGTCTTTGCGTAAGGGGCTAGTGTCGTAGTAAGATCCGTAATCTGAGACACGGTATGCGTATGACTCGCAGGAGCCTTACCTGCCAACGCAGTATCAAGCCCAGTAATCTGTGTCGTAGTGTGCGTATGCGAGAGGTTAGCTTTCTTAGCTAGTTCAGCAGTAAGAGTGCTACCAAGAACATACACGGAGAGATCAGGAGTACCCGTAACCTCAGTGTACGCGATACTGTTCTTACTAGCCAACGTACCAAGCGTAGGCTTGTTCTTGATAAACGCCTTAGACGTACTGTCAGTCTCAGCCCAGTCAGAGTTAATCTGGCCACTAGCGGCTTGGTCGGCATAACCCTTAGCAAGATCGGCTTGCTTCTTTGCTTCAACTTCAGAAGCCTTAGCGTTCGTCTCAGAGGTACTTGCCGCAGTCTTAGAGAGAGCCGCATTGTTCTCAGAGAGCTTAGCCGCCTTAGCTGAGTTAGCACTTGCAGTAGCCTGTGTGGTAGCTGACTCAGCACTCTTAGCAGAACTCTTTGCACTAGCATCTGCTTGACCAGCTGATGTACTAGCAGATGTTGCACTAGCTTCAGCTTCAGAAGCCTTAGTAGTAGCAATGGTAGCCTGAGCAGTAGCCTTAGTTACTTCAGCTTTAGCTAAGTTAACCTGCTTAGTACCTTCAGCCTGTACGGACTGCACAGAGGTAGCTTCAGCATCAGTCACCTTCTTTACAGAGCTAGTACCTGCATCAGTAACTCTAGTTACCTGTTTGTTGCCTTCAGCAGTAACCAAGGTAGTCTGTTGCTTAGCAATATTGGCCTGCTCAGTAGCCTTAGTTACTTCAGCCTTAGCTAAGTTAACCTGCTTAGTACCCTCATCAGTCACCTGCTTGACAGCTGAGGCAACAGCCTGATTGACCGCCTGACCCCCATCAGTCTTAGCCTTGTTGGCATAATACTTAGCAGAATACTCAGTATCATCAACAGTGCCATCCATCTTGTTAGCCCAGTCCTTAGCAAGACTAGCACTACCTGATGCACTCACCTTAGATGCCTGAGCGTTAGTCGCAGAGGCACCAGCATTAGTAGCACTTGTTTCAGCACTCTTAGATGCCTTCTCAGCTCTTGTGGTAAGACTAGTGACAGTGTTAACTGACTCAATAACCGTCTCAAAGTCAGGAGCTAAGCCTGCAACAGTACGGACTGACTCAATGTTGTCTGCAACAACCTTGATGTTACCACCAGTGATTGTCGGTAAGGTAGCACTTGGGTTCCCTAAGTCACCATAGTCATCATAGAGAGTATCTGAAAGAGACCCTGTAAGGTCGTTACCTACAATGTTAATGTTGCCAATACTATTTGAGTCAGTAACAACACTATCAATGTTATCAGCTACTACCTTAATCTCAGGAGCAATCGAGACAATGACATTAGCTACTGAAGTAACTGCCTCTTCGGATTTCTTAGAGTTAGTCTCAGCTTCAACAGCTCTGTCTCTAGCTTTCTCTGCGGCAATCTTTGAGTGAAGGGCACCTAATGCATCAGCTTTGTAGATGCCATAGGTCATAGCATCAGAATCAGCTTCAGGAGTACCTACATTGATGATACGTTTACCCTTAGCGTCCCAGTTTCCCTCTCGGTTGACACTAAGGGAATCCTCAAGGATATCTCGACCTTCTTCAGCGATATGAAATGCCTGCACCTGAGACGTATCCAAGTCAGTAGCCTTAAGAATGGAGGCATCCTTAAAGGTGACTACTCGTTCAGTAGCTGAGGTATATCTTCGGATTGTTAAGGATTCTCCTGATGCAGGAGCTACCTTAAGTCTAATCGTAGTTTTATCTAGGAAGTAATAGTCACTGCCGGTATCACCATAGTCACCCCCAGTAAGAGTATTGCCAGTGCCTAATCGTACAGTAACGAAAGACTTCTTTAGATAATCAAAGGGGACGGTAAAGTCAGTAGTAGTACCGTCCCCCTCATAGATGATAATAGTGGAAGCCATTAAATATTAATATCCATATTTGTAGTCCTCTAGATCGTCATTAACGAAGGACTTAATTGCATTAGTTATCCCCGGTATATTGGGGATAGTTGATGTAGACCTCTTGATATACCTAGCGATATCCCTTCGATCCTTATAGGTAGAATCATTAAGAACCATATCCTGAATTCTGCTGTATGTACCCAAGCCACCAAAGGCAAGAGATTCGCCATAGCGCAATGCAGGGAACATATCTAAGACAGTATTAGCGATACCATTCCACTTGATGTAGTTAGAATCTTCACCTAAGGTATCTCTAGTTTGAGCTGTAGTCTTAGCTGATGTACCAATACCTACAGAATTCAATGCAAGAGCCATAGAGGCTGTATAGGGGTTTCTATTAAAGAATGCCTGCATCAAGAATGTAGTAAGTGCATCAGGGTCACTCAAGTCATCTATAGAGCCAATACCTAAGGTGTTCTGAAGGTACTGCTCTTTAGCTTCATCCTCCATACCCAAGGCTCTAAGGTTAACCTGAGCTAACGTAATTGCACCTGTAAGAGCACTAGAGGTGAGATAGCTATTCAATGCAGCAAGGTTACCCTCTTCTTCCCAGCGATTCATTAGTTTAACGAAACGCTTATTATAGGACTGCACTGAGAAGGTCTTAAACTGGAGAGCCATAGACACTACAGGATTATTAGCTACCTGCCACGTAAAGACATCATCTAATTTGCGTCTCTGAAGGGTCTCCTCAATAGCGTAGTTAGTGAGCTTACGCAATACACTCATAGCTTTATTGTCATCTCTGAAGTCAGCCAATCGTGTACCTTTCTTGAGCATAGGTGTCTTATCTGTCTCATCGTACCTAAAGAATCTCTTGCTAGCCATTAGGGTATAATCAAGATCAGCTTTAGTAATCCCTACTCTCTTAAGATCGATATCTCTAAGGAATCCTCTGTGAGCCGCAGTACGCCCATAAGCCTTCTGCATGAACTCCCCAAGGAAGCAACTAACGACTGTATCAATGATAGTGTTATTAGTGTACCTCTGAATCTGAGCAGCAGGGGAGTAGTCTGCAATAACATTAAAGATCCCTACAGCCTTAGCCATATAGGGATTAATGTTACGATATTTCTCTGCGTTACGTCTCATGATCTCTGAGGCATCTAAGGTATCATAAAGTTCTCTGCCAATAAGGTGATCCTTAATAGCGGTAATATCATTCTTAGTGAATAAACCGTTGCCCCATCTTTGGACAGTCTCATGTACCCCGGGGATCATTCTAATGAGAGCACCTGCACCATATGCCTGAAGTGCTGCTCCAACTTCACCGTAGTTAAGGATACCCATGAGAGTACCAAAGGAGGAGAAAGCTAACTGCTTCATGATATCTGCAAGAGCATCCCCAGTAGTGAAGTTAGCTCTGTTGGGATTAATAGCCATACCATAGGCACGCCTATGCATGACATTAAGAGCCTCACGAAGTTCATCCTCACCCTCAGGACGTCTATTGGTATTCTTTACCCAATAGTCATCAGCCATCTTATTGATATGCTCAAGTCCCTCTGAGAAGTCTCTGTTGTATACTCGTTTCTCTGCAAGTAACCCCGCAGTACGATTAAAGTATCTGCCAGAGACATCAACAATATCTCCTCTGAGTTTATTCAGAGAGAAGCCAGAATGATCTTTATAAGAGGTATCCCAAGGCATCCTTCGTTTCTGAAAAGAGAAGTCTCTAGCATCATCACTAAAGTTGTCTACAGAGTGACCAGAGTGATTCTGATCTCTATATCCATATCCTGCCTTTCTAGCTTCATCCCAGAGCCACGCATTGAATTGAATATCTTCTTCCTCAGGAGTAAGCTTTACTTTGTTTACTTCAAGCCCCTGAGCTTCAGCTTTCTTAGCTTCCTTCTCTGCCTGAGCCTGTAGTTCCTCTTTCCAAATCCTACGGAACTCTGCAAGCCTTTCTGCGGAACGAGTTACGCCTGTATAGAGGTAACTCTGAAGATAGATACCTGCCTGCTCATCTCCACCTACTCTAAGCAGGAAGTCATGCATCTTCCATTTGTCAATAACTACTGGAACATACTTACCAATTCTATAGGCAGCATCAACTAGACCAAGATGATGCAGCTTAAGGCCACGGTGTCTATAGGTATCTGAGATTCTATCGGCCAGTGCTACAGCTTCAGGATCTTTACTAAGTGGATTCTTAGAGACATCATAGCCACCAATCTTGTCATAAAGAAACTCATTAGTCTCCTCTCTTCCGTACCTGTTGGATAACTTCTGTACATCATGAGGAAGGGTATTCATGAGGCTATCTGTTTCAACCCTAAGGCCCTCTACTTCATCAAAGAGAGTATTCTTAGCAGGGCTATTCAGTCTCTGCTTAAAACCTTCATCAGTACGGATACCTTGTTCCCAATGAGTGAGGTTACCAATGTATTCCTTAAGATCCTCAGATTTATCTCTATAAGACAAGAGCTTCTGTTTAAATTCAACTGAAGGTAACTTAGAGGTAAGCTGTTCTCTAAGGTCATTCATCTTTCTAGCAAGAGGTAAAGTCTTATTAGCAAGTGTTCTCTCGATAGGGGTAAAGACAACATCCTCAGGGGGTTTCTCACCCTTTAGCATAGCATCATGAGCTATAGCAACCTTACGGTTAACTTGAGAGACTGTACGTAAACCTTTACCTAGTCCCTCAAAGCCTAACGTAAGACCTGCAATAGCACCAACGTCTGCCCATACATCGTGATGAATACCTGTAACGTAATCCTGAAGTTGATTAGCTGCTACACCAGAGACAACATTAGCAGTGACCTTAGTGGCACCTAAAGCTACCTTAGAGGAGACACCAATAGGGGGAGCAACAACTGAAGCAACCGTAGTAACAATATCCACTGGATTACCTACAGCACTCCCTAAGCCCCCCACTAAAGACATGTACCAAGGGCTGTTAGCAAACTGAGCTTCAACCCTTCGGTTCTCTGCAAGTAAGTCTGCATTCCTCTTAACGTCCTCCATAGAAGAAGCATTATCTAAAACAAAGTCAATATCATCCTTGTCATAGTTGAATTGCTTATACAGCTCATCCTTTTCTTCTTCTGTAGGTTCATATTTCTTGGTAGTAAAGCCCCCTCTGCGAACCCACATTCCAATAGGGGAAACCTTAACACCATCTACAAAAGCACTCTCGTTAAAGTTAAAGAGACTATAACTCTTAGTGTCTCCCTTAAGTACATCCTTTTCAGGAATGTTCTCAATAGGAGTAGTAGTTACATAGGCTTCATACTGAGGCTTAGAGGCTCCTAAGAACCTCCCTAGGTTAGCTACAGGATATTCCCCAGTGTCTACCGGAACGTATGAATTGTCGGCCATTTAAACTTGGAACCCTCCTCAATATTCTTAACAATCTTAGCTTTAATTCTAGCAGTGAAGTCCTTCATAGGAATAACCATATTCTCAGTACCATCAAGAGCAACTACAGAAATATTATCTCTATTGACATCATAGAAAGAACTATCATAAAGCATAGGTGTATTAAGACCTCTCTCACTCATGTAGTCTTTAAAGACCTCATTGGCATACTTAGCTAGATCCTCAGGAGACTGAGGGGTAACTCCAACCTCACCTAACCCCTGCTGAATAGAAGCAATTGGAAGAACAAAGCCACGGACACCTACGAATTCATTGGCTACCTTTTCCATAGCGGCCTTACCAAGCTTACGGATAGAGGTATCATCTGTAGGATTGGCATCCTTATAGGCTTGAATCTCAGCCCACACAAGAGTATCCAACATATCCGTAGTAGCTCTGTTGAGACCCCCAGTGCCAACTAAACCCTGAATCTCATTCCTGTCTACTCTGAATCTAGGCAATAGCTGCTCTAAAGGAACGCCTGATTCTAGTGCCTTTCTCTGTTGCTGAGCCTTAAAAGCCTGAGCAGAAGCGAGAACCTGAAGGGGATTCTTACCAAGCCTAATAGCCATATCTACAGTAGACAACTGTGAGTATACACGAGTGTCACCATAGGTGCCATTAGTGAGAACCTGTCGTACTGCTGAAGGATTAGTACTATAGAGGCTCATTAAAGTTTGGAACCCTGGGGATAACCCTGAGATAGAGATTGCTCTAGCTTGACCCGGGATATTATACTGGAAGTCACCTGCTTCCTTATCCGTAAGTAAATCTACAGCATCCTTAGATGAGATCTTACCAGTCATAGCAATTTCATTAAGTCTATGATCTAAGTCCTGATAGTACTCTTTAAGCATCTCAGTGACAGGCTCTCTAATGGAATTAGGGGTACCCTTAGAGGTAGCCATAGTGAGTAGCATTGAGATCTTCTTTGGGTCACCCCCAGTGAAGATCTTCTGGACAAACCCTTGCCCAATAACCTTCATATCATTGGAATTCAGAGAGATCCCTGCATCCTGAAGGACTTTCCTAAAAGCCTCCTCAGTAGGAACCGCAGTACCAGTAATGTTAGCCTTAAGAGTATCCCCAAGGTACTCTTCATAGAGAGCATCACCCCGCACCTTCCCAGCGGCCTTAAGGTTAGCCTGAGCAGTTCTCTTAGCGTTCCTGATTGCCTGATCAAGGTACTTAGTTCTAGGTGTCTCTACATTGTTATTGGAGAGATACTCTTCATCCTTAAGTTGGCTGAGGAGAACATAGTTGCCATCATCAACATACTTGTCAATATCATCACACCAATGAGAGAACTCCATAGCATTGTCAGTAGCCTTTACAGTCTCTGCATTGACAAGCCATGCCTTAAGGTTATCCTCACCCAATAGCTCTCTAAAGGTAGTCCCTTTGATAAATGGAATCTCTTTATCTGCAATACTCTCAATAAGCTGAGAACCATAGCGAGACTTAGAGGCCATCTGGAAAGCGTTGTTGAGAAGCTTATATCGCATCTCAGGGGAATAGTTAGCCCCCGTAGTTCTCCCCATTTGATCAAGGTAATTCAGGAAAGCTTGACCTGCATTAGGTGACCCTGAATTAATGATCGTAGCAATGTTAGAGGAATCAGCAATAAGAGATTTCTCAGTTTCCCATTTATCCTCTACAGCTTCCTTCTGAGCGATTACCTTTAGACGGCCCTCAGGAGAAGTCTCAAAGAAACCCTCCTTAAAGAACTCATCATCCATAGAGTAACCAAAGGAATCAGCAAGATCCTTTTGGCTCTCTTTAGCGTACTGATAGAACTCTGAATCTACTTCAACCTGAGACTTACCAGCAAGCTTATTCGTATTAACCTGTTCATTAACAAAGTCCTGATAGGTCAGGTTGTATGCCATTCGACCATGCAGATACTTAAGTCTAGACATAGCAAATGGATTGTCCTGAAACGGAATACGATTATTCTTGATATCCTGCTGATACTGCTCAATAGAATGACTTTGGAAATACTTATCAGCTAAGTCCTCTACTTCTTTCTTCTTTACCTGTTGCCGCTTTGCTTCATCAATCTGATACTGATCGAAGTCTTTAGATGCCTGCTTAAAAGCTAGACCTAAAGCATTCACCCAGTCACCTTCGAGGTCTGCAGTAACTTTAGAAGAATCAATGTTAAGGTTTGCACCCTTATATTCCCCGAGCTTAGCTAAGCCAGAATTGAAGTACCTCCAAGTATCCATCTCATTAGCAATGGACGTAGTACCTGCTGTATTCTTATAAGCCATTAGTAGTAATAACCTCCATAGGAACCTCTACGGTTATACCCCTGATTCATCGCACCTGTAAAGTTCTGCATGTAATCAAGGAAGTTAAACATGCCTTGATTTTGTGTCTTAAGGGTACTGTAGTTAGCTATAAAGTTATTCATGAAGCTAGTACCGGTACCCATAGTAGACGAAGAAGTAGTAACACCTGCAGTAGATGTACCTAAGACATTCGCACCTGCAATACCAGAGAGACCCGCAGAACCCCCAACACTAGAGGTACCTGCAACAACCGTCTCTCCACCCACAGTACCCGCAATGGTACCACCAGTACCACCTACGGTACCTGCAGCACCTGCAAGAGCACTGCCTGCACCTGCTGTAGCTGCACCAATAGCTGCACCTTTAGCGGAACTATCAAGGAATTCCATAACGTAGCTCATGCCACCCTTATATTGGCTCTTGAGTTGATCTCTAGCCTGCTCTACAGAATTCTTCATCTGGACATATAGAGCATCCTTCTGAGATCTAATGTTAGTTACATCAGTCTCATAGGCATCCTTAAGAGCAGTCTTTTGTCGCAACACTGCACCTGAGATTGATCTTTTGATTTGTCCTGCAGTTCGCCCTTCGTAACCTGTCTCAGCTAGAGAAGCTTCAACTGTAGCGTTATTCTGCAAGGCGTTATAAGACAACTGAAATAAGTTGCTCACAGCATTATCATAGGCACTCTGCTCTTGTCTAGTCAATTGGTTCTGATTCCAATTGTAGTTCATCTGAGCATAGTACATCTGTTTCTTGAATGCTTTAGTGAGAGATCTGTTGTACTTTGATTTCTGCCACAGGGAACTGCCACCACCTGCAAATGCGCCGATTACTGCACCTGCAGCAATTATTCCTGACATAGTTCCTCTCTATTGTTAGTTAATAACTGCCACTCATCAGTAAACTCTTTCTCTGCTTCCTCTACAGTAGATGCGTTACTAGCAAAGAACATTGTAATGTAGGTGTCCTCAAAGGCACTAAAGACCTGCCTACGGCCATCCATACCTTTCAATACAGAATAGCCAGAGATCTCCTCTAGGTGATCCCCTACGACAACCTTACAGTCCCCACTAACGATAACCACTGTAGGAATCTTAATGAAAGCACCTGCACCAATCTCACCCTTTCTCAATAGAATGGTTCTAACGTAACAGCCTGCCCACAGGAAATGATCTAATTCAATAGGTGCCTCAGGCAGAGACAGAGTAGCCATAACAAGACCTTTACCAATCTCTTGCTCCATAGGCGCCATACTAGGCAGAGCACCTACCATAGCTTTCTTAAGAGTTAATCCCTTTCTCACGTCTGACTATTCCTCCGAATATAATATCCTTCCCAACCACCAGAGATAAGGTCCACAGGCAACGGATTATCTGAAGTAACTGTAATCTTAACCTCAGTACTATTGTCCTGCACAGGGAACTTAAACTTACCTGTTGCTACTCTATAGGATCCTAAGACTAATGGAGATTCACTTAAGACCTTAGATGTACAAGTGTACTTGAAGTGCTTATTCTTGACATCATTGTCTACAGACACATCAAAGGTACCGGAGTTACTATAGTTAAACCAATAGTATCTCAGTTGTAATCTGCCTTCATCTTCAGAGATCGTAGCACCGTCAGAAGTAGTTTTCTTAATCATTGGTCTAGACAATACAACATCAAATTCATATTGCCTGCCTACGAAGTAAGTCATGCCTCTAAGATCACCGGTCACCTTAAAGACACCATTAGCATCCCAATCGGTTACCTGATGATAGTAGCCATCAGTACCAACTAGACAATACGTAGCTGAGCCAATCTTAGGAACAGCACCATAGACATCCTTTAGGGAGATCTCAGTGTAGCCATTGAAGTCACTGTACTTGTTAGTATCAGGAATGACATAGCGTACCTTACGATCCATAAAGTATCTTATAGGCTCATCAGAGAAGTCTACTGCCTGACCTGTAAGCATGCTCTTCTCTAAGAACAGTCCGCCATCAGTGTTAATAAGGAAGTAGATTTCAGAGCCTACGAACTCTGCAAGTAAGACCTGAGTACCTTCATATCGGAACGTCCATTTGCACCATGACTGCTGCATACTCTGGGAATTCTGAATGATGTACTTAAAGATCCATACAGTGTTAGGATGAGTACGTGAACAGAGTGTAATTACATTGTCTGAAGTATTACCAGAGAGCCTAAAGATTCCCTTAGGAATATACGTAGGAACATGAGCAGAGACGTCCTCAGCATCCTTAAGGTCAGCTACGTCCTGTACCGTATAGTATCTCATAAGAGAGCAATAGTTAACTCTGTTAGAGATAAAGAAAATACTTTGTCCTACACCTAAAGGCTGAGCATCATCACTGTAATCAAAGGAAGTGATTTGGTCAACCTTAGCACTCTTAGGTGTCATTACGCCATCACTAGAGAGAACAAATTGTCCCTCTCTAGAGAACAACATTAGTTCCCTGCTGAATGGTACTGCATGTGTTAGAATACAGACTTTGTTTGAAGATACAGCAAGGTCAATTGGATCAGTATCAGCAATAGTAGCTGCTGATCTAAACCAGAAATTAAAGAAATCAGCAGAAGCACTGAGGATAACATTTTCACCACTGATGAACCCTAAGCGATTTCTGTAGAAAAACATATCATTCAGCGTTTCCCCTACGAAGCTAGGCTCAGGATTGCTGTCCTCATCACCTACTGCTCTATCAGTCCAAGTAAGTCTTTTGAAGTGGAAGGAGCCATCAGATTCTCTTACGAGAGCATGAGGCATACTAGAGTAATCAAATTGATACTGAATGTTTGGTGCGGCACACTCTAGCCACGCATTCTTACCTTCATTGTATTTAACATAGTAGTCATCATCAGCCGAGTTAGATTCACCCCTAATGCGCATGATGTAACCATCAGGAGCAGCAGGGGGAAGCTTAGAGACACTGTTAACGTAACCCTTCAAGACATATGCATTAGTGTTGCCAAAGCCATCCTTAACAACAACATTAGGCATATCCCAGCCAGTCTTAGATTGGATGGAAACTACGGAATCACCAAAGACATAGAAGTTATAAGCATTGAAGTTGAAATTAGGATTCTTAGCGAACCCCATAGAGGCTCTGCCGCCAACCTGTCCTAATAGCCAATCATAGGTAGTTGCTCCCTCATCAGCACCCTGAGAACCTGTAGCTAAGTCTACAAGTTTCTCTGCAATGTACGCAGAGGTAGTCTGTACAGCCTGCTTAGCTTCACCACCATCAGGGGTAATGACACCACACATAAAGGTACTGCCCATAAAGAGAGCATAGGTCTTAGCATAGGAGGCATTCTTAATGTACGCTAGTGCAGTGTCCTGACCCTTTTGAGAGGTAGTAGAACTAGACATACCAATAGTTTTACTACGGTTCAGAATGAACGTATAGTCTGCAACAGTGACTGCTCTAAATTCATCATTAGCGTCCGTGACATTAAGATAACTAGCATCATTGTCAATAACAACTTTCTTTTCATTACCTTCAAAATCCCATACCTTTAGAGACCCGCTGGACATACCTAAGATATACTGCTCAGTCTCGTCTCTGTTAATGACATGATACTTAGTAGTGAGTGGATCTACTCTGTCCCCAAGTCTCTTAATGTGAACTGTAGGAGGTCTCTTTTGCAGGCCATCGACTTCACTAGAGAAACCGTTGATCTGCTCCTCTACCTGATCAGCAAACCTAATGATATCCGGTTGCTGAGATACGCCACCCTTATAGGATACTGTTGATTGCGATACTAATGGCATCCCTATTAGCTCCTCTGGATATACTGAGAAATGTATTGGTCATCATTGAGGATATTATAGTTACCCGTAGTTAGATCATAGTCAATGATATCTGCATAGGCACTAGATTCCTCAGTCATCAGATGCGTATTCAGGTCATCTGAAGTAAGATATCTCATCTGGAAGATTCTAGCTGCACGACAAGTAATGAACTTACGGAATACCTCAGGTAACTCCTCAAAGTCTAATCCTCTAACCAGAGTATCTAAAGTCAAACCCTCAGGGAACTCATTGGTCTGCGAAAGAATGTCGAAAAAATAGCCGGATCGTCTGATCAACTTATAACCACTGCTGACAAACCTAAGATAATTATTAGGGCAGGGAACTAAGTTAGTATCAGCGTCCGGCAATAAAGCTACTGAATCTTCAATATTAAAGTCCCATCCTCTTGATTGAATCTCTTTAGAGACACTATCGAGAATCCTCACTGCATTCAGAACGTCTACATTCAGTTCATCTTCAAGTGAGTTGACAGGACTAGAGCCTACAGCAGATAAAATCTCATTCACTGCATCTAGTTTGTTAGAAGGAGTGACAATCATAATTTATCCTTTGTAGTAGTATTTTATAGTTGTTATTATGTATTATTTGGGAGCTGCAGGGATCTTAGGCTTCCTAGAGACTACCTTAGGTTTGACTTCAGTTGGGGCTTTAATCAAACCTAATTTAATCTTTTCTTCTATAGTCAAACGGGAGCCTTTCTTAGAACCCCCGTTGACATAGAAATAGGAATCCTTAATGTCGGATTCCGAGTACATTACGCACCAACCTGAGCAGTCTTAACGAAGAGACCCACGGCTTCAGGACGAAGGCCACCGTGACCCACAGCCATCTTAGCGATGATCTGATCAGCCTGATATTCAGCTCTGCGAGCACGTTCCATAGCGAGATCCTTCAGCTTAAGGGCACCCACAGCGGAACGGTGGAAGGCGATACCCTGAAGGACAGCCGTAGAGATCTGCTCCTTAAGAGCGTGCTTACCATCAACACCATTGTTCAAGAAGTTCGGGGTTTCCACAATCTGGAAGCCACAGACATTCTGGAGCTTGCCCGTATTCGGATCAAAGATAGCAGCAAAGTTAGCAGCATCCGGCATAAGGGCACGGCAGATAGCCGAATAACCTTCGGGGGAGACAAGGAAATAACGGTCACCTGCCGGAACCCAATTCTTCGTAAACTGAGCACGGGCATCAATCAGACCCTGCAGGAGGATGTTGCCATACTCCACAGTCGTAGCTTCATCTTTACCCGTAACATACTCAAATGCCTTGCCCGTACCCGGATTTTCAAGAGTAGTATTATCAGGGATGTTCTCAGGCATACCCGCGGCAGTCTTAGCACCCGTGTTAGCAAGTTCATTGATAGAGGCACAGTCGAAAGCCTGAGCAAGAGCTTCACCAAGCTGCTTCGAGTATTCCGTACGGACATCATAGTGATTCATTGCATCATCGATATCCGTGATAAGAGCATCAGCCGTGAGGAGACCATCGATAGCAATCACTCGCTCCGTGTTCTCCATCTTCTTACGCTGATCATCTAAGGAGTTACCTGGGGTAAGATACTTAGCATGAGTACGACCCATGACAGCGAAGCTGGCACTCTTCCCGTGCGGAATAGTACGAACAATCTGTTTATCCATCATGACAGACGTTCTCGTGAAAGCCGTAAGGACTTCACCAGAGAAGATCTTCATGAACAGCTCATCACGATCACCAGCGCTCAGATTCTGACCGGGATTAGAAATAGAAGTAGCGTTTAACGCAGCCATTTTATTATATTCTTATTGTAGTTATATTATTGTTATTAGGAAATGTTTTTATTATGGGTACGTTACAACTGAGTATAGTACATCTTCATTTCGATAGCTCTAGTGTAACTGGGGTCAGCACCATAGCGGGGGTCACTCATAGCCTCCACTACTTCCTGCTTACTTGAGAAGCCCTTATAGCCACCCGTAGTAACCCCACCACCCATAATAGTAGGATTACGTGTTCCTTGCTTAGCAATCATCTTAGCTTTCATACCCTCAAACATAAGAGTAACAGCTTCAAGATTGTTGTTGTCAATAGCTCGATTAAAGGAACTCAGAACCTTATTAGAGAGGTTTCCTTGTGCCCACTCAATAACCTTGTTGTACGCCTGTTCTCCACCTGCTGAATTATAGACAGCATTAGTGAACTCACTCTCAAGGTTCTGTCGTGATTCAATGAAACCCTCAATGACCTCTGAAGGATAACCTGCCTGAGCAAGGTCAGCCATAGTCTTACTAGACAAGGCACCATACTCATTGTATTCCTTAATGGCCTGATTGAAGTCCACACCTTTAGCCTTAAGATCCTTACCAAGGGCATCTAAGGTTTTCGTGTGCTTATCAATCTTTACATTAAGGTCACCCTCAGGTTCCCCCTGTTGTGGTTCTGCCTGAGGTTCACCCTGATGTTCGACTTCAGAAGGCTCACCCATAGGGACAGCATCATTACTGCCGCCATCCTTAAGCATACCTGTAGCTTCATCACCATCAAGGGTAAGCTGCTGAGTACCTGAGATCATAATATCGACACCATTGTCGACACTAAGACCATCACTATTCAAGTTTGTTGTTTCTTCGCTCACCTGTTACACCCCCTGTTCCTGTTGAGCTTTGTTGTTATCTACTGCCATCTGAGCCTGAGCATCAATACCCTGCTGGGCAGCATACTGTTCCATCATTGCCTGCTGTTCCTTAGCAACCTGTTCAGGAGACTTAACGAGACCCGTAGCATCAATCTGAGCACTCGTGAAGATACGCATAGCTAAGTTCTGCTGATTGATCATCTGCATGATATCAGGGAACTGAGCAAGTACCTGAAGTGCCTGAGACAAGTTAGCAAAGTCATGACCACGACCCAAGGCATCAACACCAGTGATGACCGTAGGTTCAATCGTAGCGAACTGCTCAGAGATAGTCGGAAGGCTGCCATTAGACTGCATCTGATTGAAGATACAGGACACTAAAGGCAACTGAAGTTCCTGAGACAGGAGACTATAGACACCCCCTAAGGTATCCTCAAGTTCCTGAGCCATATATCTGATTTCTTCTGCTGTTCTTTAATATTATCGGGGAGGCGTTACTTCCCCACTTATAGTTACCTATAAGAATAGACTATATCTTACCTAAAGGTTTCTACATTTCGAGCCACTTGGCTCTACTCCTTTCGGATAGTCGTTACACTCACTTAACCTTCTTAGCACCTGTAACCCTAGCCCAAGATTTACCCTTCCAAATATTTTGGATAGTCCCACGAGAAACGTCTATTTTGTGGCGATTCTTAAACTGTGTAGGCGTCAATCCACTATCTCGGAATTTGTAAATAAAGAGTACTTCTTCCGTAGTTAGCCTATGCGTCCCAATAAGTTCCCCATGTTGTTCCATGTGTAAACCGTTGCCCCAACAGTGTCGAATATTCTGTTTAGCAGTACACCACTCTAGGTTGCCCACAGAGTTGTTATAACGGTTCCCATCCTTGTGATTAACTTGAGGGTAATTGTTAGGATTCGGAATAAATGCTTGAGCAACAAGACGATGCAAAGGAACAAACTTAGAGCAATGATCTGCACCTAAATGTACCTTCACATATCTGTTGTTCTTGGTTATAGATGTACCTTTAACCCATTTACCATTATCCTCATTAAAGATTGTTCCATCTTCAAATAGGGTATAATTATGGACACATGGAAAAGGTAATAATTCATTAAGGTTGGTTTTTCTCATAGTTAAAAACCTCGTTAGCTCGGTATTGTCCCAGAGGGATGTTCACCGAATTAGTAGAATTTATAGAGAGCCACTTTAGTTAACCCTCTCAGCCTGCCGTTGCACACTAGAATTAAGCATGAAGCAATAAGACAATCTCTGTTCGATACCCTGAGATACCGCATAGCAGCCCTGAAGGTCAGTCTGTTTGTTTGTCTGCATTGCAACAATATCGTCCTGTCGACCTCTTACGAAAGCCCCATTCTCAGCTTTAGTAAGAGCCTTAATGTTAGTCTGACAGGAAGGAGACACTAGGTACAATACCTTAGCACAAATCATAGCCATATCGTTAATGGCATGCTGAAGGTTCTCTAAAGAGATCAAGTCACCAAGGTAATCTTCAACAAAGGATCGACCATAGGATTCCCCATCTTTCTTAGTGAATCTCACAGGGATCCAAGGACATTTGCCATAGGGATACGTCTGTTCTGATCCGGGGATAATGGTGTTATTTACTTCCTGATAGGATTCCCAAGTTGATCCCTCTAAGGTATCCCCACGGACAAGATAGGTATGAGTGTAGATGTTAACCTTCTCAGAACGATTAACCTCATTACCTGCATTGCCTAAGAGACTTAAGATACTCGGAGGGATAGTCCCCTGAGCTAAAGTATCTCTAGCGACAATCTGAAGTACATTGCCGATAGCATCTCTTTCAACTACAAAGTTTCTGAGAGTGTAGCACTTCATGCCACCCTCTAGAGGAGGCAAAAAGAGCAACGCATTGCCAGCAATAATGAGCTGTTTGATGCACTCAAAGAGCGTAGGCCTAAGACCATTATGCTCCATATACTTCACCATAGCAGCCTCCATCATAGACAAGCCGTACTCTATGGTATCCTTAACCTGATCGTTGCCAGATGCCTGTAGTGCCTCATTAGATGCAGTATCTAACCCAAGTCTAAAGAAAGGCTGACCCGGGGGAAGCAAAGATAACAACAACTTAGATGCTAAGTTATTGAGACCTCTAGCCCCAATAGAATTATAAGGTGTCGTATAGGCAGTGCCACCATCGTCAGATTCCTTAGGGAACAACTGAGGGATAGTATAGGTAGCATTCTTCTCTGCTCTCTGGGTATACTGATCTCTGTCCGTAGACAATCTTTCGTATACCTTTTGTGCACCTTCAGCAGTTTGATTATCTAGTTTAATTTCTGCCATTATTACACAATATTACGTCCCGTACCCCCAGCACCACTAATGTTAACCTTAAGACTGCTCTTACGTTTCTTAGAGGTTGTCGACTGGGTGGTAGTAGAGACAGCTTTAGATCCCTTAGAGTAATCATAGGTCTCATTAGCACCTGTACCACCACTGTTCATGATACTCTCACCAACCTGAGGGTTGCTAGAGGGGCCAGCTGCAGTAGTGGCCTTAGTATCATCGTAACCCTCAGTACCAACCGAAGTGTCTACAGTGGGAGTAGTCTCAGTAACCCCTTCATTTTTCTTAAAAAAACGATCAATCGTACCGGTAGATGTTTTCTTACCACCTATTGACTTACCGAGATGATGATTACGATCCCACCAAGATGAATCTCCACGTCCCATTAGACAATATTCCTTCCGCTAGATGGACCAATCATGTCAACCTTAAGAGACTTCTTGCCTCTCTTCTTTCCTTTAGTTAACTGTTGCTTCTCTGATTCTGATTCAGTAGTGTTAGTTGTATCTGCATTCACAAACCCTAACTCAGGAGCAGGAACAGGCGCTTCAGTAGTCGATTGACCAGAGTTACTGTGGCCACCAATAAGGCCACCAGTGGCGACCTTAACTACTTTCTTAAAGGCTTTACTGATTTTCTTGAATATGCCCATTAATATCCTCTTTACTTAAATAATAGCAATTATAAATATGGAATCCTTTAGAGACATAACTATTCTTTAACATAGGAGCACACCAATCATTGACACTCCCAGTTTGAATATAGTCACACTCATCATTCTTTAGACAATCAATTAAATAATCAGACAACGCTCTAGCAATGCCTGCTCCTCTTTTAAAAGATACAGTCCATTCTTCATTAAGGATTCTTTGCTTATCAGAATACCAAGGGTAACCATAGGATAACAAACAGCATCCCACTAGTTCATCTGCAGATTGACTATAGAAACCAATAATACGATAATCATATTGGTTATTATTCAATACTACATCTTTAACAAAAGACCTAATATAGTCTTTATCTAAGTTTCTTATGAAGGATAAATTATTAGGATTATCTATAATAGATTCCATACATTTATCTAGAGCCTCCATAGCTGTCTTTAAGTCTACAATAGGTTTAACATAAAGTTTACCTATAGACCCCCTATAGTCCCCCATAGTATTCGTCATCCTTTTTTAATTTTTTACATTACGTTAGTGCCTACACCCTTAGCTTTGTCTAAGGATACCTTAAGACCTTTCTTACCCTTACGAGCCTTCTGTTCTTCAGTCTCCTGAGCACCAAGCTCCGGTTCCTGAGGTTCAACTACAGGGTTGTCTAAGGCAGGTGCCTGAACTTTCACTTCAGGTGTCTTAGGCTTTGAAAACAGTGCACCGATTTTAATCACCTATATGGTTTTGTTCATTGAACTTATTTTCAAGGAAGTCAAGTACATCCTGTACACCACCACAGTAATCAATGGTAGGCTTATAGCGGATCATCTTGCGTACATCAAAGATCTTCTGAAGTCCCTCCAACAAGTCTTTCGGGACAGCCGGAAAGTTGTCGAAGAGGGGTTCATCAGGATCACTTTTAGTGGTATCTTTGATATCAATTTTCATAGATTCGTCTTTCACGATTATCTATCTCCTAGTGTGGTGAATTTATTATCAACTATCTGTCGTCTTAATAGGGACGATTTTATCAGGTGTCCAAAGGGTATCTTTAGTGTCCCCTTGTCGAAGAATATAGGCCATTCTAGCTTGCAGCAAAGCATCATCTTCAGTAAGGCCAGCTTTCTTGTAGGTATTAACTACAGTCTCCCATAGTTTATCCTGAGGGACATCCTTAAGGATCCTCTCTGCTCTTACTGCTCCAATACCGGGGCAACCTTTATAGCCATCAGCAGTGTCTCCTACTAGTGTCTGAAACATATGCCAATAGTTAGCTTTATCTTCGTCAAGCCAATAGATTTGATCTTCATTTACTCTATAGAAATGAGTAGGAAGAGTTTTGAAATCCTTATCCAGTGACACAATTAAGGTTGTATCAGGGGTACTATTAATACCTATTACATCATCAGCTTCTAGAGATTCACTAGATTTAGATTCATAGTTATTTCTGATCCAATCCACTAATCCATAGTAGCAAGTAGGCTTTCTTTTATCAAGCCTATTGTTTTTATAATCAGGCATTAAGTGCTTCCTAAAGTTATCATTAGGATCACTAAAGACAAACGAATAGTCATTCATTTCGACATTATGGTTTGTCTTTAGCATACCTTTAATACCACCAATAATCTCTTCAAATTGATCTATTGCATCATCCAAATAAGCATGACAAGTATATAGACCATCTCCCCAATAGATATCCTTTTGGACAGCTGAAGAGGCTTTATAGGCCAATAGATCTCCGTCTATCAGCCCAATGTATTCTTTAGTAGCGCTCATAGGATGATGCAAGCTCAGCGCCAGAACGAGTAAGCAGCCATCGATTGCCTGCCTGTCGAATGTACTTATTGATTGACGTAATGTGACCTCGAGAGGCCATCTCTGCAATCATTCGTGCATTGTATCGACAATAGTCTGACTGAAGTTTAGGATGAACTTCACCAATGTAAGCAAGAGCACTGCAGTAGTTACTCATCTCAGCGTTACGCTTGTGAACAATAACCTCCCCAGTACTCTTCTCTTCTGTATAGAAATACTTAGGCATCTTCATAGCAGTCCTCCTCATCTGTAGTGGTATCTGAAGTCACACTGTAACCGAGCTTCATAAGGAGGTCATGAATGATCTCTTCAGGAGCCCAATCCTTCCAAGTTTCAGGTTCCGGCTCATAGTTAAGCACAGTCTCACCATTAAGAGTGACTACAGCACCATAAGCAGGGACATTGCCATACTCATCATGCTTAACCTTCCACTTCCACATAATATGGATGTGATCAATGCTGCCCTTAGGAGCCTTATAGTCACGCAGCAGTGCTGCCTTAGTTTCTTTAGTCATACCAGTGTTTTCCATAGTAGTAATTAATGACAAGCTGCCCAGTTACAGCCAATCTTTCCTTCAGTATCAAGTTGACATTTAAAATTAAAGAATGCCTGAGTTTGTCTCATGGATTCCTGAGCAATCCTACAGCAATCTTCAGCGATTTCCTTAGTGCGACAAGCAATTTGTGTCTCATCATGGAGCCAAGCCATCATGGCAAAATCACCGTCCCAACCGTGCTTGTACCCAGCTTTACGCATATTCTCCTCAACAAGGCACACCCATTTCTTGCAGATAAGTGCACCTGCAGACTGAAGTAGGGTATTCAGAGCCGAGTGAGGGCTTCGCACATAAACAACGCGACGATCAAGCCCAAGAATACTGTGAGTAATACTAAGATTACTGTTATCAGGGTGAGCACGTTTCCTCCAAGTTACCTTATTGACACCTCCGACCCATTCAGAGGATGTAATGAGAGTCCTTTCAATATCTGAGCATAGCTCCTTATAGGCAGGTACTGCATTAAAGAACCTCTCCTTAAGAGCCTTACCGTCCTTTGCAGTGCCGTTGATGACTTCTCCGAGCTTACCGTCGCCACCACCGTACATCATGCAGTAGATCATAGTCTTCGCTTGATCTCTTGTAGGCAACCCTGCCATCTTCTGATTATGGGTATGAATGTCACCATTCAAGATCTCATTTACGTATTCCCCATGGTCATAAGGGTAGAGAAAATGAGCAAAGCACCTAAGCTCAAGACCTGAAGCGTCGATGCCCGCCTCATACCATCCAGTAGGGACTCTAAAAAGAGACCTACATTCCTCCCCATAGGGAGAGCGTCCTGCAGGTACCTGTGCAACATTAGGATAAGCATGAGTTGCACGACCAGTGACAGCCCCATTAGGATTAACAGAACCGTGAATGCGAGTGTAACCATCAGGATCCTCCTTCATCAACTTTAGCCACGCATTGTCACCTTCAGCAAGCTGTGCAATACGCTTGTTAATAAGCAAATACTCCAAGATGTCCTCAGTAATGTCAATACCCTTAGCAGTCTTCAGAGTCTCTTCGTCAACCTTAGGGGCACCCGTAGGAGTCATTTCGGTAGGCTCCCAGCCTCGATCCATGAGAACCTTGGCAATGTGTTGGCGACTATTTGGGTTAAAGGTAACCTCTTCATACTGAGGGTAAGGGACACCTGCCTTAATGCCACGCTTAGCGTTATCTCGCTTGTAGATCTTGTCTCCCTTATAGACAGTCCAAGATCCACCTTTTGAAACAAGGTTCTCATAAAGAACCTGTCGCTTACCTGACAATTCGGAATAGAGTTTGACTGCTTGATCTTTATCAAAGACAAACCCATTGCGTTCTTGCTTAGCCATCACCCAAGCAATGTCATGCTCAAGCTGAATAGCCTTCAGGGGATACCCCTTAGACATCAGCTTATTGAAGAGCTTAAGGGTAACCACAACGTCCTGCTTGTTGTACTCATACATCTCAGGAGTGAACTTGTCCCATGCGTCCTCATGTTCGCCATAGGTGCCCTTCAGTTCACCCATACGATAACCATAAGCCTTCAGGCTGTGGGAACCATAGAGAGCCTTAGGGAGCTTTCCAGAACGCATAAGGCCAACGTCGGTGTCCTTGATGTTCGAATAGATCAGACGAGCAAGCACAAGAGTGTCAAGCACACAGTCACGGGGATCGAAAGAAAAGCCATCACCTACCAACTTTTTAAGGCACGGGATATCGAAGCGTATGCCGTTATGAAAGACGATATTATAATCATGACGACCATACCAGTCAATTGCGTTCCAGTAATCCTTTAGATCCGTGTACCCAGTGTACTTATCAGTATAAGAGTCATAGATCCACCCACACCAGAACTTGGTGGTTGTATCCAACAGACCATTGGTTTCAATGTCTGTAATAACGAATTTGTCTTTAATTGTCAGCATTTTCTATTCCTTAAATAGCTTTGCTTATTTCTTAAATAGCTTTGTTAAAACTCAGATTCAAAGGGGCAATCTTCAGACCCCTGTGGGCAATCCTTGAGTCTCCCTGTTTCAGGGTCATACTCAAGGTAACCACTTACACCAGTCAGGCCGCAAAAGCGATTCTTTAACACGCGAAGAGTCAACACATTGGGATTATCGCCCTGTTGATTTCTCTCAAGGCCAATCACCATGTCAGAGAGCTGTGCAATAGCTCCAGAGCCTCTAAGTTGGCTAAGGGATACCTGCGCCCCCTCTTCGTGTCCCTTCTTCTCAGGACGCTTAAGGTGAGACACTACGAACATGGTAGCTCCAGTCTCTTCCACAAGGGAACGAAGGTTTGTCATGAGCTTGTCAATAGCTTTACGTTCACCGCCATCCTCATCGGCATCCATGCCAGAGACCACAATGGAGATATGGTCAAGGAATATACGCTTGCATCCAAGGGACACAATCATATACCTAAGCTTACTAAGCAAATTACCTGAATCAAGTGAGCCAAAATGGTCGTATAGGAAAAATTTTCCATTCCCAATTGTTTCATTAAAAGCTCTGCCTCGTTCATCTTCATCTGCACCCTCAGGGTCGAGTATGAGTCGCTTATTGAGATGAATCGACATGAGTTCCAACCCAGTTTTTCGAGTAGATTCTTCAAGAGCAACAATTCCGCAAAGTTCTCCCCGCTGAACACCAAAGTAGTATTCGAGTTCTCTGAGGATTGTGGATTTACCCATTCCACTACCACTTGTGAAGACATACAGTTCGCCATGTCTAACTCCTTTAGTTTTGTTCTGAAGTGCAACCCAGGGGTACTCTACAGAATCCTTGAGGTCATCAATGTCAGTTACGCACTTCTCATAGAGGTCTGTACCTGAAACGATTCCGTCGGGTCTATATGGCTTGGCATTCCATACAGCTTGAAGAACCTCAGGACCCTTGCCTTCACTAAGGCATTCATTAGGATCCTTACAAGGAAGATTAGCAATATATGCCTTACCTGCAGGCAGTATCTTTGCACACTCTTCACTTGCTTTTCTACCCGGATCATCCATGTCAAACATCAGGATGACTTCTTCGAAATTTCCTAAATACTCAAGGTTGGCCTCAATAGCCTTCTTTGCCCCTTGTGCCCCATTGGGGATACTCACAACAGGCCACTTATTACCCTGAAGTTGGCTCACAGTAAGACAATCAATCTCACCTTCAGTAATGACGATCTTCTTACCACTAGCCCACAATTGGGAACCATAAAGCCTATTAGAGATACTCCCAAGGACAGCAAAGGACTTATCGGGGAACCTGAGCTTCTGACCCACAAGGTTCCCCGAATCGTCGTAGTAGCACGCTACTTGGCAAGGCTTCCCTTTGTAAAGGGTAGAAAAATACTTGAATTTAGAACAAGTATCTTTACTAATACAACGCTTAGTAAGGGAAACCTCTTCAAGTTCTCCGAGAGGAATACAATCCTTAGACACTCTAACCCCCTCACTCTTCACAGACCCATCAGGTCTAAAATAAGTATTACAAGAATAACAAAACCTATGGCCATCACTAAAGACGCCACAGGCGTCAGAGGAGCCACACTTAGGACAAGGTTCATGATAAAGGAATGTACTCTCTTTATTCATCTTTTATCGACCTAGTTTACAACGAAGGCTCTTCCAACCGTACAGGTTTTTATGGTACCGCATGTCTCCTGCCCAAATACAGGGGTGCTCCATGGGTGACATATGGCCTGCATCGAGAAGCCTTCGTGCCAGCTTCTTGTCCTTGTGTTCGTCAGGACAAGAGCCGTCATGGTTGTTATAAGACACTCTAGCACAGCGTGCAGAGGAGATCAGCATTAGATCCTCAATGAGGACTTCAGAGGAACTAAACGAGTTCATACAGTGACTGTCGACTTCCTCTTGGGTGATAAAGGGAAGACTAACGTACTTCCCACAAATACGGTAGACACTAATGATCTTATTGCCTACCTTGTCCATCTCACCCTTAATAGCCCTTGCAAGATCCTGCATCTCAGGCTGTGCATCACTGGCAAGCCTAAGATTAAGGAAGTTATCCCAATCAGTAGCAGTCACAATCACGTTAATGTACTGGAAGGGCTCAAGGATTCGGTTAATGTGTTGCTTATGGATACCGAGCTTTTCCATACACTTGGCAGTTTCCACGGCGTTACGGGCCGCGTCAAGCCAAAGATTATAGAAGTCTGTAGCTACATCAATAGGAGCCTCTACATCCCCTACCATACCCGCTTTATTCATGTAGACCTTAGTCGGGACTACAGGCTTGCTATCAACCTGTTCAATAACCTTATTCACAGGGATAGCACGAGAGCTACTAGCATTGCGACTGAAGCAATTATGAACCGTAATACCGTTTGCCAAGAAGTTATGGTAATCAGAGGAAACCGAAATATCGAAAACCTCTTCTTCACCAACGTATTCAATCGAATCAACCTCAACAGCCGTGAGGTTGCACTGACTAGCACCTTGCCAGCCTTGCTTGCTATGCCTGATCTTATGACAATCCTTGCAAAGAGCTACCACATTATCAATGTCAAAAGCAAGGTCAGGGTTTTCATGCCTAGGAATCACATGGTGAATCTCTAAAGGCTTATCCTCAGCACCACAGTCGGCACATCGGAACCCCTGCCTTTCAGACACTTCAGACTTAACCTCTGCATTCCAACGAGAAACCCATTTTCCATTAATCTTCTTGTAAGGGTCAAAATAAGGTTCCGTGTATTTCTTACGAGTGTTGCAATACACCTTATCTCTACCTACAGCAATGTCTTGCAACTCCTTCCAACCACTATCAGTAAGAATTAGATGGTCTGCGGTGCAAGTGACGGAGAAGTCTCCTGCTGTAATCTTGTACACAGGCTTAACTCCAACCTTCCAACAATCAGTAACTGTCGTGTGAGTAACTTCCATCGTAGACTCATCCACAGAACGAAGCCTCATCTTGTTCAAACGACCTTTCATGTCATATCGACGGACTCCACCCCATCGAGTAGCATGAGGGGAACTTCCATTTTCCCACTTATCCCAAAAATCCCCAAGAGTCATTTGATAGGCTTTGCACTTACTGCCTTTGCTACCACTAGGGAGATCGAAAGTCAGCACCGTATCTGCAGTGAGACAACGATGAGTCATGAATTCACTATGGATCATCCTAGGATACCTAAGGACGAACGTGTAGAGATTATCCTGATGGCAGATGCAAAGGGCTTCGCTTTCCCCAACTTTAGTAGTCATTATCTTCCTCATCATAGTCGTCGTCTTCATCCTCATCGTCTTCATCATCAAGGGACTCAAGATATTCCTGATACTCGTCTTCCCAACGAGCTTCCCAATCAGATTCCATGCGATCAAGTTCCTTCTGAGTCTGCATAATAGCCTCTCTTTTAAAAAATAAAATGTGGTGCCCTAGGGGGGACTCGAACCCCCACGCCTTTCGGCCCAGCATTCTAAGCGCCGTGCGTCTACCATTCCGCCACCAGGGCCTGTGGGGTAACCGTTGCCCCATCGGATCTATTTCGGTAGACATCCTAGTCGGGAGCTGCCCGACCTACTAAGAGCTGTAGGACTTCCTCACTTCTCTTATAGTGAGAGGAGTACAATCAAACAGCGTATTTGGTACAACGTGGAGGAATCGAACCTCTTGGCTCCTTCCCGATGTTTTATGCCGATAGTTTAGAAGACTATTTCGGGGGCACGTTGTGGATATTGATTATTGCTTCAAGTCGTCTATTGGTGTCTCTGAGTATCTTAACACCTTCCCCGTGTAGTTCTGCACCTTCTGACAGTAGGTTTCTACACTGGATGATTGACTCTGCATAAGCTCTATCGGTATGTTGCATGATGGCTTTGTTTCCTGCATTGATGTTGTACTGCAGGCGGTTAACCCGCTTATCAATAGCAGATTGCACAGCATCAGCGGTAGCCATGTCTTTAAGAAGTAAGTTAATCGTTGCATCCTTTCTTTCCTGTAGGGTCTTTAGTTCCGTTAAGTGAGTCCGTTGCTCCTCTAGGAGAATCTCTTGATTTCTTTTTTCCTCAATAGATTCACCTAGAGCCAGTCCAAGAATGAACGCAAGGATAACCATAAGAGATTTCACGTACTGCATACTCTCTCCCTAGGAGTATTGATTTTATTCAATGCGGACAACATCCCCTTCTTCAGGGTCTCCGTTAAAGTCCTTAAAGACACTCTTAGAGAAGACTACCTTACTCCAGAACGCCTCAGTATCTTCATACCGAGCAAACTTAGCACCCTTATACCATCCCTTAACATCAAAACAAGGACAGTCTTTGTTGACGCCTGCAAAATCTCTGTGGCCAAGTACAGTGACTTCATCTTTATAGTAACCTCTGAGATAGTCCAGCAGACACTTAAGAGACTCCTTCTGCTCCTCTGTAAAGTTATCTACGGACTTGCCCTTAGAATCCACACCACCAATGAGGCAGATACCAACGGAGCAGTTGTTGTAACCCTTTACGTGGGAACCGATGGCCTCTAGGGGCCTACCTCTCTGGATGGTGCCGTCAGTACGAATTACAAAGTGGTAACCAATACCCAACCACCCCTGCTGTCTGTGCATCTGATCAATGGTTTTCCACGTAAAAGAAGGCACATTCTGAGTGGCAGAGCAGTGAACGACAAGATATTTAGTAGTCTCTCTATTCTTATAAGAGACAAAAGATTTATGCTCCTCAATCGTCGGAGCCTTGAAAGAAACCATATTTTAATTAACCTTTATTAATAAGAATCCCATCAGGGATTACCTTGGGATCCTCTTTAATCCATTCAATGGGGATTGTTTTGTCTGAATACTTGATCCCATTCTTTTCACAAAAGGAAGCATAAGTTGTTTTGCTTCCTTTGTAAATAGGGGTTTTGGATCTACTAAAGACAAAGCGAATGTCCAACTCGGGGTGTTGAGCCTTAATTAAAATATGTTTCTTCCTATCTTCAGAATCCCATACACCTTTAGTTTCTATGAGAATCCCATTAGGCAAGACGAAGTCAGGAGTATATTTGTGCTTACTTTCGGGCACAATATACTCCAGATACTTCTCCTCATAATGAGGCTCAATGCCGAAGGCCCTGAGGGAGTCTGAGACTTTCTCCTCAAGGCCACTTCGGTAAGTTCCCCTGTTGTGCACCCTCTTTTTACTATAGGCCGCACTACGGGTAGTCATTTATTACTCTTCATGCTCCTTAAGCAGGTTGCTACGAGAAGGGAGCATAACCTTACATTCTTCAGAAAACTCATTGCTATGGATGTCATATACACAACTATGACCATTGACACGAATGAAGTAGTCATCATCCTTATGACTCAGAATTTGACCAACCAGTAGGTCGGGGCGACAGAAGCACTCTGAGGCTTCAAAATCACCCTTAAACATGACAAGGACGCAGGCACCATCAACACCACTAAGATCCTTGCTAAAGAATTCCTCGAGCCTGTAAGGCTTATCGTACTCGACACCTTCTTTGTCTTCAAAGATAAGATCCTCAACATTGACATCGAACGTAAACGAGTAGGGCATCACTTCATAGATGAACCTAGCGTCATAGTAGGCGGTGTTGCTCTTGAAGTGTCGCTTGTCACCAGAGATGGAGCAATAGAAGCCTCTTGGTGCCTTACCTTCCTTTTCAATGTACCAGTTGTAATGCTCAATTGCGGACTCAAGAGCCTTTTCAAGGCCTTCGTCAGTAAGGAGGAGGCCAAGCCCCTCACGCAGTTTATGGCCGAAAGTAAACTTAGTCATTTAGAAATCTCCGGGAACGTCGTCGTCAACATCTTCAAAGCTCTTATAGGAATCCTCGTGCTCCTCGCCGGTATAGCCTTCTTCTTCTTCAAAGCCATAAGAGGACGCAGAGGAATCACCGAACTCATTCAGAGAGATAACCTGAACTGCGAGAAGTCGCAGGGAAAGCCCACAGGTACGCGTAGAGGGCATGTAATACGGGTTGGCACTGAAGCACACCTTGATGACACTGTCTCGACCAATGTTGACATCAAGGGGCTTACCCTTAGAGTCAAACTGGCGGATCTTGACGGTAATCTTGGAACCATCCTTCTTCGTAATGACCGCCTTCTGCTTAAACTTCATCACAATGCGGCCTTCTTCATCCTTTTCATAGATGTCCTGAGTCACCACCTTGCGGCCCTTTGCAATGGCCTGCTTGACGTTGTCGTCATTCTCATAGAAGTCCTCAAGGACTGCCTCGAGCTTAGACACGAGGGCGTTAGTCTTCTCATCATCTTCCATGACAAGATTGACTTTGTAGTCACCCTCGGGATTGAACTTAGTATCCGGGGTCTTGAGAGCGGGATACTGTGCGAGACCCTTGGGGGTAGTGAAACGGTTGTTGTTGATAGACATTTAATTACTTCCTTGTTTGTTGCTAGCAAGCTAGCTGTTTAACCTAGGGAGACTTGGTTACTCTCCCTAGGAGGATTGATTTTATTAGTTGGGGTTTGTTTAACCTAGGGAGGCTTTGTTACTCTCCCTAGGAGTATGGATTTTATTAGCTGGGGTTAGCTAAAGGCGTACATGGACTCCTTGACTCGCTCAAGATCAAGATTTCCCTTTGCGGGAATCTTAGGGAGCTTGTCGACCATCTTAGGGGACAAAAGGTTTTCAATGTGGTCATGAAGATCCTGCAGAACATCGTTGTTGCTGTAGGTGTCTACAAACACTTCTCTAACAGTCGTGAACATGATGTCACCATGCCCCGCAGGAGCACCATAGGAGTCATGAATCATCGCAAAGGACTTAACCCCCTTGTCGACACAAGAGCACACCGTAAGCATCAAGTGGGACGCATCCATGCTATGAACATAGTTGGGTGCAATACCCTGCTTCTGCTTTCGAGTGTCAATATCGGGGGTGCTTTCGTACACCACGGGGTTGATAGAGGCACCTTCCTCGATCTGACTGTCTTCCTTGAACGGCTCCTTGACTCGAATAGTCCCAGTAGTGAAAGTCCTGAGTTGCTTGAGCACAACCTTGTTGTACTTCTGTTTTACAGGGAATCCAGCAGGGGTAATCCAATAGGTAGGCAGGGATTGGCCGTTAATGTCCTTGTCCTGAGCGAGGAGACCACTTGCAACCTGTAGCCAACCCATTGCCTCCACAGCTTTCACAACGACACCCTGCAGGGCTTCCCAAATCAGTCCAGCCATGTACCTAGCGGACTGGCTAGGACGACTGAAGGCTGTGGGATTCTTTGCGAGAGCAGGGTAAATAGTATCTTCCAAAACCTGTTCAGCAAAACCAAATTTACTAGAGCCATAGCAAAGGGTCATGGTGCTTCGCTTAGTCACCTTACGGGTAACGCCGTGCTTGAGCCATTCCGTGGCCATGCTACGGGTACCCTTCTTAAGGTAATCGTCACCGTCCTCAGTTTTAGCCATAGTGTCATCGGTGCCGTTGTCATAGCCCTTTTTGAGGAGTTCAGTGACCTTGGTAGCAACGATGCCATAGATGTCGTGCACCTTGTCGTCAGGCATGAGGTTGACGGCTTCTCCACCAACTTCATCCCGAAGCATCGCAGAGAAATGCTGTAAGCCAGAGCAGGAGCCATCGAAGGCAATCGGGAGGTGAGACACATACGAGTCACCCTTATCCAGATAGTCCGCCCACTCAAAACAGAACGCAAGGAATTCCCAAGGGGAATCCGTCTCAGTCCATCGGAGATCCTGCAAGGGATCCTTGGCAATCGACAGGATCATTTCGGTGTTGCTATAGACCCATGCAATACGCTCTTCAAAGGGTTTCTTGTCAAGGCCGTAGCAGTTTGCACCCTGAAAGGCCAGCCACGTGTGCCCATTCTCTCCCAGAGGCACCCCTTCGGCAAACTCAAGGAGAGCTTTAGTAAAGTCATTGCCCTGCGGACTCAACTGAGTCAAGGGGTAGACACGACCACGGAAATCCAGATTATGGGGGAAATAGATTTCCATGTCGTCCTTGTAGGTGTTAGCCAGTGCGAGGACACCATTCACAAGGTAACGCTTGCTCTTACGCTTATTGTCGTCCTGATAGTAGTGCACCATAGCACTACGCCAATCACGTTGTACCTCCTCGTTAGTGTCTGCCTCTACAGGCCTCATAGGAGGCTCTGCAGGGGTAGCAGAGGGCATCTCAAGGCCCTCAGGAATGTGAGCCCATGAGCACACCTCATTGGCCACGTCGAGCACCCTACGGTTGATTTGCCAAGCCGTAGACTGGATGGCGTTGACAGCCTTATAGACGTTAGGCATGTCAACCTCATCGTAGAGCTGAGAACACTCCATAGAGGGCATTCTTACGAGCTGAATAGGTTTCTTAAGGTTGATAAGGTAACCACCATCAAAGGGATTAGTCCACGGCTTAGGCGGGATTACCATGGGCCTATTTTGGAACATGAGACTAGCAGTTTCCTTATCCTCGTGCTCAAGGTACGTCAACACGTCAGGGTCAAGACAAAAAGTGTAATGCACGTTTTTGTTGTCACCCATGGTTTTCTCAAGGGCACCTAAGCCAGTAGACACGATGAAAATGTCTACCAACTTAAGACCTACTTGCACCCTGTTAGCATTACTCCACTTGTTCCATCTCTTGAGTCTCTTTTCGTCTGCAAGGATTTTTTCTTTGTTTTCGACATAGCGCTTTTTGAACTGCATAGAAATACGCTTATCAAGCCCTGCATTGAACCTGCTGAGCTCTTTCTTATCCATGGTTACGACTACCATCTTGAATCGCAGTTCGTCCTCGATAGCCTCACCAATTGCAGAAGACACTTTGGTTAAAGACACGATTCCAAGGGAATTTTCAATGATGGTCCTAATTGCAATGAACGCAATTTCTTCGGTAGACAAAGTCCTGATGAGGGATGCCATTACATGACGCTTGCCGGGCTTACCCGTATCCACTTCCTTAAACCACTTGTCAAGGGCCTTAGTCATGACAGGGATGGCTTCGCTGATCAAGACACGACTTGCACCCATATTGCCAAGGGTACCGCTTTCAATGGCCTTGCTACGCTTAGACATGAAAGCATTGAATGCGTTTTCTTTGCTTTCAAGTTCTAATTCGATTTCCCTGTCTACACGGGCTTTGCCGTATTTAAGACAAAGTTCATCGTATTCATTTTCACCATCAATTCTAAAACTATTCAATTTATCATAAGACATAGGGGTCACCTTTAGGTTACATCTTAACTCAAGCCAATATCTGCTCTGAAACTTAGTTATATCTATAGATCTTTTATATTCTTTTATATAGGGTTATATAGGTGATAATGTAGGATATTACCCATAGTTAAACTATAGACTCCTGTGGTTTCCTTAGGTTTCCCTTAGGAGTCTATAGCCCTTTTACCCTCTCTCTAGGAGTATGGATTTTATTAAATCCTCGTGTCTCCTCTAATCATAGATTTTACCCTTCTCGATGCAGTCACCATTGACATAGATGTTACCGAACGCCTCGAAAGTACGCAACCACTCGGAATACGTCAGGTATTTGTTTCTGTCTTTCTCTGCGGATTCTCCTGCCTTGCGACCCGCACGGAACGCATATTTAATCATATTGCCCTTTAGGAATCCAATGAATTCCTCACGAGTTAACGCATTAAGCATCAATTCAATAGGCTGGACAGCTCCCATGTAATGGGTACTTGTTTCAGGATTTCCGTCGTTAATTTTTTCCATTTATATCTCCTTTAGTAATAGATTCCCATGAGTTTGCAAATAAGGACAAACAAGGGAAAGATTCCCAGAATGATTGCAATTCCAATGAATACAATCAGGTATTCTTTAAGATTAAGCATTCTTTTCAATTTCCTTAATATGGTTATTCCACATGGACAGAATTGCATTCATAACGGAGCCGTGCATGGACGCCTGTCCGATGAGGTCCATAGAGCCCCCTTTCTTGAATTTGTAGAGCTTGCCCTTCACATCCTCACCCCCTGAATATTTACCGGTGAAAGTGTAGATAGATTCGCAGTCCGTAAAGGTGACTGCATACGCCCCATCCTTCCAGCGGTAGAAAAGAATAGAGGCTACGTCAGAGCGTTCGATGATGGTGGTGGTGCGAGTATACATGTTATCTCCTTTGCTAGCTTGCTAGCCCTTGGACGCCCCTAGGGCTTTCTATGGCTTTCCTAGGGGCACTCCTTTAGTTGTTTGTCGTTGTTGCTAGAGATCTAGCTGTTACTTGAGATTTGCTAGGTTACTAGCCTTTGCCCTATGAATCTGGATAGCCTTTCGAGCTTTGCCCTTGTGGGCACCATGGATACCAAAGACTACGATGGCATCCCTATCCTTTGCACACAACCTACAGCCCTTGCAGGTGACGCCTTCTCGTGTCTGTGCGGGGCACTGGACAGCAGTGAGACCATGGACCTCTCTGAGTAGCCTAATGTCATCTTTGGGGTTGACACTAGTCAACACAGTGTTAAAGCCCTTTGCCTTAGCAATGTAGGCTTCAAGGACAGAGTCCGTAGACACGTTGACTGTCATAACACCCTTCATACTGTTGATTACGTACTTATCCCCTTCTGTCAACTCGCAATGAGTGTACGTGAACCCCTTGACTACCTTGCCGAAATTCCCTGAGTAGACAGCGTTCACACGAATGATCGCATTAGCAATATCAAGGAATTCATGGGTATTGAAGTTGTTGGTATTCCTTACCGCAAGATCTCCTGCGATGTTATGACGGAACAGCAATTCGTTTTCAGGCTCCTTGATGTGCTCAATGACACCCCCCAAGCAGGGCGATCGTTAGGTCATCTTGAGACGACACGAAACGCTTGTCGGACTCATCATCTGCCCTGTCCCATGTCTTGACCGTTCGGATGCCCTCTGCGTAGCATCCAGAGCCCTTAAAGGGGCACCTGTTGGGGCACGAGCTCCTTGAGGAGTATGACTGCATGATGTCTCCTGTCTTGGCGTTTTCGGAGGACTTGAGAAAGATCATTTTCATGATGAGGATTCCTTTTTTGGTTTAAGCAAGCCAGATACGGACGCACTCAGCATAGGTGCCTGTGATTTCGTCTTTGCAGAAGATCGGGTTAATCGTCCCGTCCTCTTCTTCGTCGACGATTATAACATGCCCGTCAACTACCGTCTCCGCAAACTGGGAGACGAGAGACGCCTCACCACAACTATCGGGATCCTCCGGATCAAGGATGCCAGTGTAGTCACCATTGATGAGGGCGGGCAGTGCCCACTCCGACACCATGTAAGACGGAAATGCGTCCATCATCTTTCGAACCTGTGCATTCATCTTCAATACTCCTTTGACAGCTAGTGTTTGGGGCTAGAGGATACCATGGGCACCCCCCTAGCCCCTTATGGTTTAGCAGGAGACAAGCTCCTTGATCCTGAGGGTGATCTCTTTCATGTTAAGCATATACACCCCGTAACTCGTGGTGATTGTGTCACCACCGTTCTTGTGCCAGTAATCCTCAAAGTCAAAGTAATTGTAGAACTTTTCCTCAACGTCAAGACCGTTAAGGATGGCAAGGCAGAAACCCTTGCCCGAATCATCCTTGACCTCATCGAGGGTCCCGAGGAGCTTGAGACACCACGGCGAGGTAGCTACGACGACGGCCATGTCAAGAGCATCGCCCTCATTGAGGGAGGCACTGAGGAAGTCCCAACGGATGTCCTCAGGGCATTCAACAGGAGCGAGGGCCTTCTCGATGACACGCATGCACGTGTCAGGATGCAGAACCATATGGCTACCGACCTCCTCGGCGAGGGTGCTGAGATTCAGACAGTCGACCTTTTTGGCGTGGGCGAGGAATTCATTGAAGTTCATTTTTGTTACTCCATTGCTTAGCTGATTCAGGGGATCCCTCGTTAGAGATTGTACCACACAATCCCGAGGGTTACAAGGGTGATGAGGATATTAACCATCACCATGCCCCCCACCGTCTTGAGCGTGTTCAGAAGATCGGTGTCCTCCTCAGAGACGATGTCCTGTTCGACCGGGGACTCGACCTTAGCAGGTTCGTGGCGGGCCGCAACACCCTGAACAACCTCATTGAATTCGGCGAGCATCTCAAGGAGCTCATTGATGATGCTAGAGGTCTTGAAGAATTCGACCCGGCCACCATTGGCACTGCGGGCCTGAATGGTTTCGACCTTACCGTTCAGGAATTCCACCGTGAACTTGCGGGCCGTCTGGTGATTACGACGACGGTCAGTGTATTCATAGGCGGCCTGAACACGACCGTAACCACGATCATTGAAGCGGAAGTTACGAGCGGTATTGCCAGAAGGAAGAGTGACGGTGCGGGTGAAGCGGATGATCATGATTTATCTCCTTAAGATTGAGTAGATCGTTTCGTTCGATCCATGCCCTGAACTATAAAGCACTCAGAAAGACCTGTCAAGCCATCAGGTGAAAAATACCGTAAACATGGTATCCCTCCCCTAGTGTCTCAGCCCCTCTCTATATAGAGGTGTCCTGTGGAGTCCTGTGGAGTCCTGTGGAGTCCTGTGGAGTCCTGTGGAGTCCTGTGGAGTCCTGTGGAGTCCTGTGGAGTCCTGTGGGCTACCTAAAGAAGTACCAAAGTACAGATAATGTCACCCAAAGGCAAACAATTGACCCACATCAAACCCCATATTGACCCAGATCAACCCTGTGGATAACCTGTGGATAACCTGTGGATAACTTGAAAAAACACTGATAAACCAACCACTTAGGTTACCCTTTAGTATCCTGAGGATGACTCAAAGACCCCAAAGGACACAGCGAGCACCTGAGGGCGCCCACAGGCACCCCCACGGGGGCACACACGCACGTGAACTCGTTAAGTGTGGGCTCACAAATTTTGTCAATTTTTATGATCCCCTTAGTTACCTGTGGATAACTCTGTGTATAACCTGTGGACAACCTGTGGATAACTTTTAAATAAAACCCCTCAGGAACCCGTAAGGGAACCTAAGGGGGAACTGGAAGTAATTACAACTTACAAGCTAGTCACAAGAGTACGTAGAAGAGCATCAACAGTAGACACATCCCCATTAATCAAAGACATTATAAAGAGGATGATGATAATGATGATTTTGATGGTGATGAATACTTTATTTTTGGTGTTATTGGTATTATTCATTGAGGTCATTCCCATAAGGGTCTATAGGCACCTAAGGATTCCCATAAGGGTCTATGGACTCCCATAAGGGTCTATAGATCCCCATAAGGGTCTATAGGTATCCTAAGGACTTTCTTAAGATTCCATCACCACTGATACCTTTTGCTTTTGATACTTTTAATTCTAACAAAAAAGGTTGACTAGAAAAGACCTGTATGTATATCTATATATGTCTTTCCTAGCCCCCCTAGGAGTATGGATTATATTCTGAAACAGCCTATTTTCTCTATTACATTGACTTTATTATTTACTGAACATGTGTTCAATACTAATAAAGCATATTTCAGGAATCATCTCTTAAACGTGTAGCCTGTATCCTTATACCTGTCTACACCCTTAGAGGTGTCCTTAGGGCTGTGTTTATCTTCAGTAACCATCACACCCCCGATATTGGACGTATAGAATCCATACAGGGACTCCATAGACTCCTCTAGCCATTCTTCGGTTAGTTCTTTAATACCTTCATCAGCATCTACGCCCATGAAGTCCACAAGGTATTTAACTCCGATTGCTAGAGCATCGAGACGGTCATCATGAATAAGGGCACCCCTATCAACAGTGATACGAGTGAGCTGGTAGAAACAAGCATATTTGTAGTCAGATTCGGGTACAGTAGAGTAGTCATTCCTGATGCACTCAGGCGTGACACACATTTTATGGTTAGAGATTACAGGTTCAAGAGTGTCGATGATTCGGAGTTCTTTTTGTCCCGTAGACTTAACTTCAGTAACACCACAGTTACTATAGGTTTTCTTAAGTACGGGTTCAAATAGTTTGATGTACATCCCGTCACCGAAGTTTCCTTCAATGACTACTTCATTGACTTTGTACTTCTTAGCTACCTTAGCTAGCTTATTGAGGACTACATCAGAGTAGCCTCCCAATAGACCTCCCACTTCCATGACGTAGATATATCCGTTTAGGTAGTAGAGAACAGCATAACCTGTTTCGTCTTTACCACGCCCTGAGGGGTCAACGCATAGGATCTTATGTGCATACGGGACTACTTCATTGGATGAGGTATGATAGTAGAAGTAAGAGTCTCCCTTAAGGCCCATCGTGGGACACTCATCAACTGGAACCCTCTTAGAAGGCTCAGGGAGCCACGTGAGCTTCATTGGGGCCTCGTCTAAGGGGAACATACCAACCAACAGGTCACGAAGCCGTAGAGGGTATTTATCAGCGTCTGAGAGGGTCGTATCGAGCATGAACTGCAGAGCGAAGCCTGCCTTACGATAAGATAGTTCACGCTTCTGTAGATCCTCTTCAGAGAACCTAAGGGGGTCTGTAGGTTTACCTGCCCAATGCTTAGGATCCTTGTCGTACTTGTCAGCAATGATAGAGGCCAATCTATCGCCATAGGAGGCTCTATGAGAGTCATCATAGGGGTACCTAGCGGGATAGATTACAGCCGTGTATCCGCGCTCCTGTAGCTCGTTATAGAGGCTCATCTCGTTCTGAGGGGTTCCCAGATACAGGATCTTCTTACCTGCACCAGGCTTTAGGACAGCGTCGAACTCTTTGACGAGCTCGAATAGCTGATCTCTAAGAACCTGAGTGAAGGAGTTACTCGGGACTTCCACGTCATCCGCTACGATGATGTCTGCACGGGAACCCGTTAGCTGGCCCTTAATACCCACAGACTTAACCGAAGGTGAATGGTCGGGTTTGGCAGGGCCTACGTCGAAGAGGTTCTGAGTATCTCTCTGCCCTTCTCTAGCCTTTAAGTGATTCAAGAATGGCAGTTCATTAATGATCTTCTTAATAAACGTAGCATTAGCGTCTGCTCGTTCTTTATTGGCAGACACCACCATGATCTTAGTCTGAGGATCTCTCCAGAGACTCCAGACAACGTATGCGCACGTAATGAATGACTTGGCTACACCACGGAAACCCATAAGGATCATACGGTCACTAGGAGGGTTCTGGAGTAGCTTTGCAATGTCTACCTGCAGTGTGGTCGGAGAAGGTAACCCGATAGATTTCCAAACCAAAGAGGTAAAGAGAGGGAAGTTCTCATAGTAAGGGAGTAGAGCTTTAGCTTCTTTCTCAGTTAACACTCATGTCTCCCCTATAGGAATTCTCGAAGTTCTCCCTAGTAGCCTTCAGGAGCTTACTGAGTGCATTCTCCTCACCGTCTCCAGCCTTAGGGACACAATCAATACCATTACGTTCAAGCTCCTTAATGATTGCATTGTAGAGCTGTGGAGACCTCTTATCGGGGTTCCTAAGGTCATTAAGCATGTTCTGGAGCATCTCCTCATGGATGTTCCCTAGGAGGCTCTCAAGTCCTTTATAGTCCATTGTTCTTTTCCTTTCTTCTCTTTTCTAACCAAGGTTCTATCCAATGCTTTTTAATCATTGTGCAGATACCAACAAAAGTATAGATAATTGTGATGACGTACACCCAATCACTAAGGGGTAACCCGAGAATCACAGCACTGGATACTGCCAACGAAGGAGCTACCTGTGCTATGTTCTCTGCTAGGTTACCCGATTCCTCATCAAGGGGGTTCATTCGTCAAAGAACTGCTCAAAGTTAGCTTTCTTGAACCCAGTGCCCTTTAGGAGCTTACCGTCTTCTCTGAACTGAGGATTATAGTTACCATCACTGTCATAGAACTTACTGGAATACTCCTTAAGCAGTTCACGCATGCCAGCTTCAAGGTCGTATCCACAAGCATTGGCGTACTGCACGCACACCCAGATAAGATCACAGAGTTCCTTCATGTCGTTAGGGGTATTAATACGCTCCTCACGATGTTCCCAGAACTCTTCAACAATACACTTGTCATACAATAATGCGTAATCCTCGGGCAGTTGCAAGGTATCCTCCCCATTTCTACAGTGCGTCTTCTGGAACCAAATCCCAAGTTCCTTCTGCAGATTTCCGATAAGCTCTTTGGGTTGAGCTTCCATAGTATTCTTCATTTTATTCTTTATCCTCTTTCATTAACCTTTCCCTTCTATGCAGTCTTTAATAGATTTGTAGCATAATAGGCAAACAAATACCACTAGACCCACTGCGCCTATATTAAATCCCAGTAGGAGTATGATTATAGCGCTTTGAACTAGCAATTCCATCACATGCTCTTCCTGTCTTTGATTTCTGCCATCTTAGCATCGTTCATGCGGGAGTTACCGTTGATGTTAGAGTAACCCAAATACCCACAGACACGGGAGATGACAGACAGGTTACTAGAACCACAATAGGGGCACTTATTGCCCACATTAAAGCTATGTTGATGACAATCCTCACAGTAAGCCGCATCAAAGTTCACACCCTGATAGAACCCATGAGCCATACCTCGAAGGATCGTGCTCATGAGAGCCAGCTTATTCTCAGGGTTGTCAATACGGACATACTGGATGTGGCCTCCCTCAATAAGATGAAAAAGCTCAAACTCAAGATCCTGCTTTTCAAAGGGAGTAATGTCGGCAGACACATGGATATGGAAGGAATTGGTGAAATATTCCTTACCTTCAAATTCATCCTTAAGGTTATTCTTTGCACAATACTCATGGTACTGAGTCATCTGAGTGCCACAAAGGGACTCTGCAGGGGTACCATAGAGTGCATAGAGATAGCCGTCTTCCTTCTTAAACTCCTGCACTGCATCGTAGATAAACTTAACGACATCCTTAGCCGCCTTCTGTCCCTCAGGAGTCTGAAGATCCTTACCACCAGTAAAGAGAATAGCAAACTCATTCAAAGCAGAGATACCAAAAGATGCTGTCATATACTTGGTAAGCTCACCTACCTCATCTTCAGGATTAAGGAAGCCCTTATAGAAACCTCCCTGACAAAATGCCATAGGATTCGTGCTAGCCTTAGCATGCTTAATCATATCATAGCGACGTTTAAGGAATTCTCGAATCTGTTCAAGGTTCACCATAAGCTCTTCCCAGAAGTTACCTTTAGATGCCTTATAGATCAACGGGAGGTTGAGAGACACCGCACCAATGTTGCACCGACCAACAGACACGTACTCGTTAGTCTCAGGATCTTTCCAAGGAGTGAGGTACGCTCTACACATAATGTTCATAATTAATCGTTAGTTAATTACCTGTTTATACAGCTGTATGTTTCCATACAGTTCAGACTATATCATCTAGACTATTGGATAGTCTAGTACCACATTTCAGAGACACTTGCCTCTTACGCCTTTCTTGGCTAGTCGTTAGACTCACAACGAAAGATTTGAATACCCAACTCAGGGAGCTTACCATCAAAGAAACGCATAACAGTCTTCACACGTTCTCTGGGGATCCCAAGGCTCTTAGCACAGTCAGTCATGCTTTCGAAATAAACCTTAGGAGTGGTGTTGATGTACACACGTTGCTTAGTAAACTTGCCCTTACGGTACTCTTTGTTTTGAAGGTAACCCTTCTTGACATTCTCAGAGTTAGTAACCCATTGAAGATTGGTGTACACAGAATTAGTCTTGTCACCATCAATGTGATCTACGCACTCCTTGTTATCGGGATTGGGAACGAACAGCTTAGCAACCTCTCTATGAATGTAGATCTTCTTACGACGGACCACACCCTGTCTTCTCGTGAAGAGGTCAGCGGTAAGATAACCGTGATTGCTAGTTCTGATGGTAATGAAATGCTTCATTCGCTTAGACCACACCCTACCAATGTTAGAGATAGAGTACGCATCTTCCCAGCCGATAATGTCTTTAAAAACTTCTTTCATAATATCCTTCGAAATATTCGATTAGATTGTTGTCAGTACGGGATTGTCTTCAGCTTTACCTGTTAAGAGTTTCCCCGTTTAATGGTATTTTAAATGGGCAGTAGTTATCGACCCATTGGATGAATCACACATTGCTTATTAGACGCCCTGTAGGTTTCAGACACAGTACCATTAGGAGCGTTAATAGCTAGAAAATCGGGGTACATGCACTTGCTGGAACATTCAACAGCCTTCTCGAACACATAAGCATGCTCGCCAATGCCGTGTTGTTCCCAATCGTAGAGGTACACGAGCTTAGGAAATACAACCTGTTTACCCCCATGTCCCTTCATACGGGTCTCAAGGATAGTCTCACAAATCAACTCAAGAAACTCCCTGTCGTACTCGGGTAGATCGTTGCTCCACTCACCAAAGGTAAGCGTAGTGAACGCGAAGTCACCTCTAGAACACGGAACAGTATTGAGCTTCAATTCAAGAGACTGGAAGCCCTGCACAAGTTCACGCTTGAGATCCTGCGTAGCCATTTCACATGCTTCATCGAACTCCATATTACACTGGTCAAAGTATTTCTTAAACGCATGGTCATACGTTTTCTTAGCATACGGAAGAAGCGTCTTGTCAATCTGAGGGATAGTGAATCCACCGAACTGCTGTGCAGTAGCTACAAGGGTAATGTCACCAATCACCTGAAGGGCACTAAGGACACTCGTAGGTTCCGTATAGGTGACGTTGGACATACTAAAGCCACCCTTAAGAACAGTAGCCATGTCAAAGAGGCAACAGTTGATAGACCCAAAGATCATATCTCGAAGGTCATGGATGTAATACTTACCGACCTTAGTAGCCTCTTTCTCTTCCTTAGTAAGGTAGAACTGCTTGTACAGTTGCTTAGTTAGATAGCCCTTAATGAGGGAGCCTTTGGTAGACACAAGGGAGCTATCGAAGTTAGCGTTTTCCTTGTCTCCCAAAAGGAGAACAGTGTCAGCCTCATTCTTAACAGCTTCGAAAGCCTTAGCGTAGGTGTTCTTATAGTCCCTGAATTCCTTATAAGACTCTCCGATCTTCGGCACGTACTTACAAAGAGCGTCAATGACAATAGAGTGAATCTTATCAGTAGGCACCTCGTCATAGTTGCTGTAGACAAGGCTCTCGATATAGCCTCTAATCTTACCAATGTCATACTCAGAGTACGTAGCGTTAGCCCTCTGTGCGGCCTTATGGATAGCTACTTCAATCTTATCCCAATCCCACCCTTCGTGGGTACCATCTTTCTTAATTACTTCCAGTTCCATAGTGTATTTAGTTATTTAATTAGTGTTGCTCTTACCCGTGAACTGCGCATTAGCAAACTGCTTTACGGCAGTAACTTCCTCAGAAGTAAGATCACTAGTAATATTAGCGTAAATCTTCTTCGTTACGTTGTTGTCTTCACTATATACGATGACATCAAAGGTAACCGTAGGAATGTTTGGTTTCGTTGTAAAGAATGCCTTATGGTTCTCATACTCACAGGCACCTACATTGCCATCCCAATAAACTTGTATATTCATTTACTTAGTCTGTTAGATAGGTTCAGTAGTCCTACGGTAATTACTGTGCGTAAGTCCTTTAGGACTACTGAAACCCCCGAATTACTTGCTCTTCTCAATGCTAATGAGATAGTACAAAGCCTTTAGGGCGTCCTTATAGGCTCGTGGGTCTTTCAGTGTCCCCACTGAACACTTTGGGCATCACGGGCCACTCAACGTCTCTAGGGAAACCACTCTGAAGAGTGATGTCCCTAAGAGCCTTTCTGTAGTTCTTAACGACCTCAAGAGTCTCAGGATCAGCAGGATAGTCGGGCATCATGTACCAGTCAGTCTCTGCGATCCTTCTGTCTCTCTCTGATCTTACGTTCTCTGCAAGAACCTCAAGGGAAACTGGAGGGTTCTCTACGATCTGATACTTACCGTCAACCTGTTGAATACTGCAGTCACCTCTGGTGTTGCACCATGCGGCGGCTTCAGGAGGGTATTCACCCTCGAAAATTTGTCCGATTTCAAATGCCATTTAGTAGTCCTTTAGTAACCGTGTACTTCCCACATACCTTTAGGTTCAACAACTACAGCCTTAAAGTTAGAGGTGGTTTTGTCGTAGGCGTACCCCCAACCCCTGTCAGTTGGGGTGTTATATCCACCAGTAACGTCGCAGTGGTAATAGGTTGTTGTCATTGGTTTGTTAAGTGTGATGGTATACTTGGAACTGTCTGAAGATGTATAGCTACCACCTTGCTCAATAAAACCGTCAGACCACACTCGATACCAAGAGGTTCCGCTGCGCCAAGTTTTGGTAACATAAGCATTCGGCTTTGGGGTCTCACCAACTTGAGCCTGTACAGCATTCACAGCAGACATAACGTTCTGAATATCCACAGAACCTACGTTAGTAGCAATGCCATAGGCTACTACACACATTACCCACTCGTGAGATTCTGGCTGTACTGTGTTGGATGCGCCGTACAAGTTGTTTGCCGCTCTCGCACTAAAACCAATGCCGCCTTTAGTTTTATTATTGCCATGCCCTCCGTAAGGATCGGTGAATGGGAAGCTCGCATCTAAGAAAAAAGCGCCAGTTGATTTAAATACATTAGTGTCTAGCTCAATGCCTCGAGTACCAAAAGTTCCTTCAATATTAGGGACACCCGCTTGATGATAAGTAGTAGCCTGATCTACATCCATAGCAATCTGCTGATAAGAAGCAAACATAGGAGTCCTAAAGTTCGTGCTACCGTCACCATCACTATAGAAAGGACAGCAACCTTTGTCTCTCCCAGCAATCTCTTGCCATTCATCTTCAGTCTTCACCCATCCCTGAGCTGTAATGTAATCAAAGAAGTCTTTATACAAAGCTCTAGAGTACTTAGTTCCATTACAAATAATAGAGTCAGCAGGCACTGTACCGTAAGGGTGAAGATAGTGGAAACCTAATGGTCTAACAGTACCGAGCTTGCTTAGCTTTTCAGCTAGTTGATTAAGAAAAGTTTGATCGTCCATTTAGTAATCCTTAGTAACCACACACATACCAAGTACACTCTCCAGTGTAAAGTGAGTTGCTATTCACAGAGCCCTTAACAGTCATGCCCTCTCTTTTAAGTAAGCTGACTCTAGATGATAAATCAAAACGGGAATGCAAAGAATCTACAGGATTGCTAACAGCAAAGTAATTAGTGTTCGACATTGTGACCATAAAGGTTACATTCCGAGCCTCGCTGTCATAGCCTACGGCTTTTACTCTGCCCCCCTGTTCAATCCAACCATCAGACCACTTACGATACCAACTATTGCCATCAGAACTCTTACCAGTCTCCTTAACATACCTTCTGCTTTCCAACTTACCCAATTGAGCCTGAATGGTAGCTAGTGCTGACTTAATGTCATCAAGAGTAGGATCGCCCGCATGGACAGGGTTAGCACCATTCATAGCTTGATCGCAAGCATCCAAGATAGTCTGCTTCTTGGCATACGTAGGAGACAGAGTGTCACCAATACCGTCAACCTTAGAGGACACCTCAGTGATAGACTGGCGAATCTTCGTAAGGTCTACCTGAAGTGTAGCATCGTTAGCCTTACTATCAAGTTCTTTCTGAAGATTAGTTACATTAGCAATGCTATGCTGATGACGTTCAGAAGCCATGGGGTAGTTAGTACCCGCAGTGCCACTCATGCCTACCCAGCGTTTCGTTGTCTTATTCCATACCAACTGACCTTCAACACCTGCATAAGCGTTGATCTGCTCAGTAGTACCCGTTACTTGTTTTCTTTGTTTAATTGTCATAGTTCACCTTAGGGACTGCCTAAATCTCCATAATCAACGAACCCATTAAATGTCGTAATATCCAACTTCTTAGCAAGACCTGTAGTCACATCCGTAGTGTTAGCTTTACTGGCAAGCCCCGTCTGAAGTTCCTCCTTAGTAGCAAGACCACTAAGATCTTGCTCAGGAGGAGTACCAGTGATCTCACTGTAAGCAATACTGTTCTTAGACGCAAGGGCGCCGAGCGTAGGCTTGTTCGTGATGAACGCCTTAGACGTAGTGTCTGTCTCAGCCCAGTCAGCATTAACCTGACCACTAGAGGCTTGATTGGCATAGCCCTTAGCGAGATCAGCTTGTCTCTTAGCCTCAACCTCAGAAGCCTTAGCGTTAGTCGCAGAGGTACCTGCCGCAGTCTTAGAGAGGGCCGCATTGTCCTCAGAGAGCTTAGCCGCCTTAGCACTGTTACTCGCGTTGGTAGCCTGAGTCGTAGCAGTACCCGCAGAGGCACTAGCATTCTTAGCACTGGCACCAGCCGCAGTAGCAGACTGGGAAGCACTAGTAGCACTAGACTCAGCCTCAGTAGCCTTAGTAATAGCTAGAGTAGCCTGCTGAGTAGCGAGGCTAACCTGCTCCTTAGCCTTAGTGACCTCTTGGGTAGCCAAGGCAACCTGAGCCTTCGCTAGGTTAACCTGTTTAGTACCCTCAGCAGTGACAAGACCGACCTGCTTTCCCCCTTCACTAGTGATTTTACTAATTTCAGTGGTTGCGGTATCAGTAATTGATTTTATCTGCTTGGCGCCTTCAGTCTTGACTTCTGCAAGAGTAGCGTTACTTGCATCAGCACTGCCCTTAGCTTTATTAGCATAGTATTTAGCAGAGTATTCAGAGTCATCAACAGTACCAGTAGTCTTGGTAGCCCAATCCTTAGCCAATGAAGCACTATCAGAGGCACTCACCTCAGACGCCATAGCGTTCGTCTCAGAGACCTTAGCGTTCCTCTCAGACACCTTAGCTTCATCAGCCTTTTGAGTAGCAATTACGGAATTCTCATAGGCATTTCTCTCAGAGGTTTCAATATCGGTTTGGAGCTGTTGAGCCTCTTCAAGGATTGCTTGGTTCTCCGTCTTGACGGCATCAGCATGCTTAGCCGCAGATACTGCAGTGCCCGCAGAAGCCTTAGCGGTGACCTCAGACTCCTTAGCATTAACTTCAGAAGCCTTAGAGTTCGTCTCAGAGACCTTAGCGGCATCCCTAGCGGCTTCAGCCTTTAGCTTAGCCTGATAGGCACCCCTAGCGTCATCTTTGTAGAACTTAAGGCTAACCGCATCGTTGTCATCAATAGGATCACCAACATTCACAATGCGGTGTCCCCTAGCATCCCAATTTCCTTCCTTGTCTACAATGAGTGCGTCATTGATGATGTCTCTACCTTCTTCAGCAATATGAATAGTCTGAATGGTAGACACATCAAGGTCTTTAGCCTTTAGAACCGAAGCGTCCTTAAAGGACACAATACGGTCAGTAGCAGACGTATATCTGCGAATAATGATTTCAGTACCGCTAGCGGGAGCAGTATTGAACCTAATGGTAGTCTTATCTACAAAGAAGTAGTCTTTAGTGGTGTCACCGTAGTCACCCCCAAGTTTCTCTCGGGAGTCTACGGTGACTTTCACAAACTTCTTTGCTAGATAATCAAAGGGCACATTGAAGTCTGTAGTAGACCCATTGCCCTGATAGTTAGCAATAGTAGAAGCCATTTAGTTAATTATCTTCTTGATCTGTAATGTAGTTAATCAAAGATTGCTGAATAAAGGGTGCATTCGGAGTTACAGCTTTCAAACTTCTGCCGAAAGACTTTGCATATCTCTCTCTATCACCTTCTGTATAGTCATCTTCATTTAGGACTCCTGCATTAAACAGGTTTCTAGTGTCCGCCTGAAGATTATAGAGACCTGTAATAGTTTGAGCCGCAGGAATGTTTGCAAGCAAGCTATTGAAATTCAAGTGCTCAGCCTCTTCATCTAGGATATAGCCTTGATCTGCAGTGGACTTAATGCCAGTATTAAACCCTGCAAGAGAAGCAAGCATAGCAGGCATGGCTAGAATACTAGACCTACTCATACCGTTAATGCCAACATTCAGGATAGTAGTCCAATCTGAATCACTTAAATCAGGGACACCGAACACTCGTTCATAATACTTCTCCCTCTGTTCATCATTCATACCCGAAGCAGTAGCAAAGGTCTGACCAAGAGTAGACAAGGTACCAAGGGCACCTGAAATAAGCCAAGTCATAGCTTGACCTGCGGCATCCCCCTCTTCAAACCTAAGTGCACTCTTAGCCAATCTCTTGTTATAAGATCTAATAGCAAAGCTCTTAAACTGAGTAAGCAATCCAAGAATTGGGGAATTCTTAGAACCTCTCCACATATAAGCATCAGTTAGACTCTGTCTCTGGATAACCTCAGAGGCAACATAGTCTCCTAGTCTACGCATGATGGTCATGCTCTTTACATCGTTTGCAATAATCGAGTCGTATACATCAGGCTTTACTCTGATCCTACCAAATTTGTCGATCTCAGTAGCCTCCTTAAAAGCCTTAGTGAAATCAGCAAAGTCCTTAGTATTGATATTGAGCCTATTAAGGGTCTTACCATCTAGGAAGGCAACCTTTCCTTTCATACCATGAGCATGTCTAGCAAATTGTCCAATAAAGATATCCTGAGCTGTAGACACAATGGTATCTTGGGACTTATTGAGATACTTAGTAAAAGGTGAATTAGTAGCGAGCCATTGAGTGCCCGCAACCAATCTAGCCTTATACTTATCTCCTCCAAACCTATCTAGGTTTCTATCGTAGATCTCAGTCCAAGCTCCTCTTACTCTAACCTCCTTACCGAAGGCAATATCTCGGAACTCATCCCTTTCCTGCTTAGTCATGCCACCCTTAGACCAATCCTTGATCTTGTCAGGCATACCCGGAATGGACTTAAAGAAGAACGAAGCACCAAACTCTTTAATACCCTCAGCGATCTCAAAGTGGTTAAGGGCACCCATAAAGGCATTATGAGTAAATAATGTAAAGTGCCTAAGAGCGTCAGCAACTGCACCACCCCAAGAAGAAGCATCTTCATTGTCCATACCTGATCTACCATAGTAGTCCGAAAGGTAAGCCCTAAAGGCCTTGGCTTGAAGATCTCGATCGTTAACAGAAGTCTCATTAAGGTACTCCCCCAATCTCGTATCCATGAGATCAGAGAACTCCTTGAAGCTCTTAACCCCAAAGGCGTCATTGAGGCCCATGTCACCAGATATACGCATGTTGTATCCGTTCATGGTTTCTACAATGTTTGTCTGAAGCCTACTAACAGAGAACCCGTCATTATCCTTAATAGTGAATTTCCAAGGGGTTCGTTCGTGTTGGTAGTTGTGGGGCATGCCTTCACCCTTAGGGTCATTCATAAGACCCTTTTTGATGGCCTCTGATTGATCCACATAGCCCAAGGAATCGTCCCAAGCCTTCTTTTTAACCCAAGCAGTAAAATCCTCCTGATCGGTGGACACCTTAACCTTAGTGTCCTTGGCAGGAGTATCCTTAGCCTTAGCCGCCAGTTCTTCTTCATATCTAGCCCTAAGGAGCTTAGTGTACTCAGGATCCTCAAGAGTTCTAAGGAGTAGCTTGTAGACACGTGCCCGTGCTTTATTTACTTTCTCCCCATAGGAGCCTGTAAATGTATTAAGGAAGTCCGACACCTTGTTCTTGCTAAGCCAGTGACTTTCGAACTTGTCATTAGACACAGCGGATCTAGCAAGGGGCTTACCATATTCGATGTCACCAGTTGCCTTAAGTTTCCTCATAGCATCCGTCTCACCAATCATACCCCTAGATTGAGCCATGTCACCCCACTTACCGTAGAATGCCCCCATTCGCTCAACGATCTCTTCAAACAATTCATTACCGTCAAGATCGGTTGTATAACCGTCTCTTCGTCTACGAATCATTTCATCAAGATCGTCACGATCCATTCTGGTCGAATCAAGGAGTTTGAGGATGTCGTCTGCTACGATGTCTACATCTCGCTCACCATTATTTCTATAGAAGTCTCTAGCTTCCTCAGCGGTGCGAGTAGTCTCAGCATTATTGAACTGTTTGAAAGTAGTCCTATCGCCTCTCTCAGTCTTACCTAGGGAGTCCCAAATCTTCCTGACAGCTTTACCCGCACTAGTCTCAGTTTTTACTTTATCAATGGCGCCTTGAACAGTAATTGTAGGGAGTTTCCCCTCAAGGTTCTTAAGAGCACTATTGAATGCCTTATGAATCTGTGTCTTCTCAATAGCCTCAGGAATGCCAGTCTTCTTAAAGACGTCCTTGGCACCTGAGGCAATCTTTTCAGAGTACATTCGTGCACGCCTAGACGCATCCCCTAGCTTAGTAGCATCATCCTTAAACTTAGTTGCTCTAGCGATTCCCTCAATGGATGCACCAAAAGCCATACCAGTGGCCATATCCATAAGAGCATCATTATCATCACCAGAGGAATAGTTATTAAGCTGTCCAGATGCAACACCCATTACGGCGCCGTATCCAATCCTACCAATAGCGCTACTAGAGCCAAAAACAGGCAGTGCGGTAAGAGGATCACCAAACATAGCACCAGTCCCAGATACAAGATTGTTCCAAAGACCTGCTTGTCCCTGAGCATCTCTATACTCCTGTACGCTTTTAATTACTTCAAGGTTACTCTTAAAGTCCTCACTGGAGGAGGCTCCCTTGAGGACTGCTCTATATCTATCTAGATTATAACCTAGTTGCTTAAGAGCATCCCAACGCTCTTCATCTGTTGGGACATAAGTATTTTGAGCAAGACCTTCCTCATACCCGTAAGCCTTTCTGATCTCTACAGCGCCCCACTCATTAGTAAGGCCACCTACAAAACCAACTTCAGGCTTTGGCTTCTTATGTGCTTCTTCGTATTCCTTTTCTTCAGAACCTGTGAGACCTCTAGCGACAACAAACTTATCTGTAAAATAAAGACCGGGGTTAACGGTTTTCCACCCAAGATCTTCTGGAGAAGCGTCGGGAAAGATAGGCATTAGTCCTCCTTATTAAGGTATTCTGTATAACCCTTGACGTTATGGACAGTCTTTCTGACTAGCTTATCAACAACACCAAGAGGCTCAACCTTAGTTCTAGATTGTTCATCAATATACTTCATAAAGCCCTCATGAATACTCTTTCTATCCCATCTAGCCAGTAGAGACCTAGTGTCTGCGTCAACAACTTCAAAAGAATCCGTCATAGGGTTGTACCCTTTAATGACACCTTCTTTTGCGTCCTTCTTAAGGGTTTTGATTTTATTGGTTACTTCTTCCTCAAACCAATCCCTAGTAGCCTCAGGTCTGACACCTTTAATCATGAAGAGCTTTGCAGGGATCCTAGAGTCGTCAATAGAAATAGTTTCTTTGTCAAGATCCTCTCTGGATCTATCCATAGCGTCCTTTCTAGACATACCAACATTCATGTAAGCATAAGTCCTGTTAACCATGTAGCTTTGGGAGTACAAATCTCCCTTAGCATCCTTGGCTAGATTGTCATAGATCCTCTGTTGCTCCTGTCGGCCTTCCCTAGTTTCGCCTAGCTTCTTCTGTTGCTTGAGGGCGCTCACACATTGATTATAGGTCATCCCAAGTTGGTTTGCGTTCATCATTGCAAGAAGAACGTCCATATCATAAGAGCCCATACCACCAAAAGCTGTAGCAAACTGCTTAGGGTTAGACACATAAAAGCTATACATCTTATCAAGATAAGCAGGCTTTTCAATACTAGCGGCATTAGAGTTCTCAAGGGATAGAATGTCAGCCTTAATAGCCCTAACAACATTGTTACCTACCTTACTAAGGTAACTAGAGGCAGGGTTATAGCCACCAGTTGGATTACAGGCCATCTCTAGGATGTCATTTTCATTGATTCTCCCATCCTGAACAGCAAACATGAACTCTCTATCAATATGTTCTTTAGTAGTTCCTACGACATTCTCAGGATTAGTCGGGAGACCCCTAAGCATGGACTCAATATAGTAATTCGCGTTGAGTGATCTACCTTCTTCCTTAAGAGCATCAATTGAGTTAGCCGTGTTCTTAGCAATCAAGGCTCTCTGTTGATCCCTAGCGCTTTGTAGTGATCTAGTGAGGTACTCTACTTCAGCACTTACAACACCGCCTGCCCTGTCCTGTGCAAGAGCAAGCTCCTGCTCGATAGAACCTGTATCGCCATTAGCTACCCAATTGTCAACCTTAAGAGCCTGATAAGTCCAAGCTTCAGCATCAGCCTTCCATGCGGAATTACTAGCGGTCTTGAGAGCTTTGTCCCAAGCAACAGCGCCTACCATATCCCTTACAGAGCTCTTACCGTCAAGAAAGTAAGGCTTCCAGTTCTCCAACTGCTGTAGGATATAGACACCATCTTCTCTACCTGCAATGTCCTCAAGAAGTCCAGAGACCATAGTTGCTTTATCTGCAGGGGAATAGTGGGCAAGCTTGGGGTTCTTTTCACCATCAAAGACATCGAGGATAGTGCCTACAACGTAGTTTGCATTCTTAGAGAGGTCATTAACAGCACCCCTAACATCCGCCAAATCAACAAGTTTAGCCTGTTCCACAGACCACTTGTTATTAGACTGAATGTTCTGCAATAGAATCTTCTGCCTACTTTCAGGACTATCTGCATAGAAACCCTTAGAGAACCAAGAGTCTTCATTAATGTCGTACCCAAAGGAGTCTCTAACATCCTCCATGGCCTTACGGACATGTTTGAAATACTCTGCGTCGACTTCTTCAGGTGACTTTCCGTTAAACTCGTTTCTGTTTACTCTATCTTGGAAATCCTGTTCTGCAAGACTAAAAGCCAACTTACCATGCTGGTACTTAAGTCTAGACATAGAGACAGGGTCATACTGGAAGGGAATGTTGTTGTTCTTAACATCCTCTTGGTACTCCTCAAGGGAGTGAGTACGGAGATACTCATCGGCTTGCTTAAAAGCCTTTTCCTTATAGGCGTCAGCTACAGTACCAATCTTTTTAAAACCTTCCGCAACAGTAGACAGCCAATCAACTTCTTCCTGAGGGGGCTTAAGGCGATCCTTAATGTTAACCTGAACACCCTTAGCTTCCCCTAGTTTAGCCATGTCCTGACTAAAGTAATTCCAATTATAAAACTCTTGCTTAGCAGAGGAAGCCCCTGCACTATTCTTATAAGCCATTAGTAAAAGTAACCTCCTCGTTCTCTAGGTAGTACATTAGAATTATAATAATTAGACCACTGTTGAATGAAGTCAACATAGGGCTTATACTGTTGGTAATTAGCCATTACGTTACCAAGAATGTTACCACCAGTATTGGATGCAATGGTCGCACTAGAGGACGCTCCGCTCATACCAGTAGAGGCAAGGGCACCTGCCCCACCAATACCTGCCAGTGCCCCTGAGGACAGACCCGTAGAAGCGGCAGTAGTAACTCCTCCAGCTACTGCACTATTAGCCGCAACACCATAAGAAGACAGGAAGCCTGCGCCTAGGGAAGTGTTAACAGCTCCTGCACCCCCAATACCTGCAGACGCCCCCAAAGCTCCAGTTGCGGTGGTTTCAGTTGCAAGAGTCGCAGTAGCCCCTCCAAGAGCACCACCAACGGCACTACCAATACCAGCAGTAGCGGCACCCAAAGCGGCACCCGTAGTAACACCTTGGAAGAGCTGTGCATACAGTTTAGAGCCCTTAATAAAGCTATTAGATAGGTTATCTCTAGCTTGCTCTACAGCGTTCTTAGTCTCAATGTAGAGAGCCTCCTTTTGAGACCTAACGTTCCACACATCAACCTCATAGGCTTCCTTTAGAGCAGTCTGCTGTCTAAGATTCGTACCTCTAATAACCTGCCCAAGTTTATCTTGAGTCCTCCCTTCCACACCCGATTCAGCCTGAGCCGCCTCAACTTGTGACTGGTTTTGGAAAGCGTTCACCGACATGTTGAAAAGGTTGCCTACAGCAGAGTCATAAAGGGATCGCTCTTGTCTATTCAGAGCGGCTTGATTGTAGTTGTAATTAAGTTGCATGTAATACATCTGCTTCTTAAAAGCCTTAATCTGATTTCGATTAGTCTTTGAAGCACTGTACAATGTACTACCACCACCAACTACTGCACCAACAGCGGCACCAACACCGATTACGACACCACTCATTCTTTAATCAATTCCTTTCTATTAGTTGTTAATAGCATCCACTCTGGAGTAAACTCTTTCTCACATTCCCTTAGGTCAACCTTATCAGTCCTAAAGCACATCGTAATGTGCGTGTCTTCAAGTGCCCTAAAGGCTTGCCTACGACCACTCTCAGCCTGAATGACGTTGTAACCCTTAAGCCTCCCTACAGTATTCCCTAGTGTAACATAGCAATCCCCACTAACAATTACAGTAGTAGGGATCTGGATGAAAGCTCCAATAATAGCTACATCCTTAGGGATAAAACAGGTTCTGTAATACACCCCTTCATAAACAAAGTGTTCAATGGGGATTTCAACTTCATTACAGACACAACTCTCCATAGCATGAATTGCGATGTCACAAAGCATGTTATTCTGCTCAGGAGTTAAGGGTTTCAACTTCATATGCTACTATTCCTTCTAATGTAAAGACCTTCCCAACCGCCTGAAATCAGGTTAATAGGTTGGACATTGTCGGAGCAGACAGTAATGACTACTTCATCATTATTGTCTTGAATTGGGAACTTAAACTTACCCGTGTAAACCTTGTTTGCCCCCAAGATAGTCGGAGATTCACCAAGGTTCCTACCAGTAAACCTATACTTAAAGTGCTTTTCCTTAAGGTCGTTATCAACCTTGCATTCAAATACACCAGAGTTACTATAGTTAAACCAGAAGTACCTAAGCTGTAGCCTACCTTCAATCTCGGAGATAACACCCCCAGTATCCGTATTCCTCTTAACGGCCTGCTTAGAGAGAGTCACGCAGAATTTGTAGGTAAGGCCCACAAACACCTCAACACCCCTCATGTCCCCTTGGAGTCTAAAGACACCATTGGAATCCCAGTCAGTAACCTCAGTAACGTAACCGTCTTTAGTGACAATGAAATACTTATGATCCTTAGTAGACGGGATAGCACCGTAGATGTCATTAAGAGACACCTCAGTGTAATCCTCATAGTCACTGTACTTGTTTGACTGAGGAATCGTGTACTTTTTCTTACGATCCATAAAGAGCCTAGTGGGCTCATCAGAGAAGTCAACGGCATTACCTGTCAGCAAGGCTTTCTCTAGATACAGACCATTCGGAGAGTTGATAAGAAGATAAACCTCTGAGTCAACAAACTCCGCTAGGAGAACCTCAGAATTCTTGTTTGCAAATTCCCACTTGAACCAAGCCTGCTGTTCACTAGTAGCGTTAACAAGAATAAATTTATAACAGTATACGATATTAGGGGTAGTAGAAGAGATAGCCGTAACTACGTTCTCCGTGGTGTTCCCAGAGAGTCTTGTGATGCCCTTAGGGATGTACGTAGGCACATGTGCGGCTACGTCTTCAGCATCCTTGAGGTCAGCTACGTCCTGCAAGGAGTAGTAGCGCATCATAGAACAGTAGTTTACTCGATCATTTACAAAGAAGATCGAAGGGCCAATAGAGATAGGCTGGACGTTCGTGTCATAGTCGAAGTTGGTGATTTGGTCACACTTGACACTCTTAGGAGTCATGACGCCATCACTAGACAAGACAAACTGACCTTCACGGGAGAACAACATAAGCTCTCTAGCAAAGGGAACAGCATGAGTCAGGATGGCAACCTTATTCGAGGAGACAGAAACGTCAATAGGGTCAGTGTCTGCAATAGCCGCAGAGGACTTAAACCAGAAATTAAAGAAGTCATTGGTTGCACTAAGGATAATGGACTCATCCGAGATTACCCCTAGGCGATTACGGTAGAAGAAGATGTCGTTGATCTTCCTGCCAATGAAAGATGGATCAGGGTTAGTGTCTTCATTACCCGCACCTCTATCAACCCATGGGAGCTTCTTAAGAAGAAAGCTTCCATCCTTCTGCCTGACAATAGCATGAGGCATATTCTTAGGGTTGATCGTAGTGGGAATCTTAGGTGCTACAGTTTCCTTCCACACCTTATGTTTGCCATCCCACTTTACATAAAAGTCATCATCTTCGGAATTCTTTTCCCCAGACACCTGCATGATGTAATCATCAGGTGCAATCGGAGGGAGCTTATTAACAGCCGTAACCTTACCAATGTAGGCAATAGCGTTCTGGTTACCAAAGCCATCCTTAACGAGGACATTAGGAGGATCCCAACTAGACTTAGACTGAATCGTAATAACAGAGTCACCGACTAGGCCTACGTTATAGGAACCCATGCTTGCACTAGACCTAGAGTAACCCATAGAAGCTCTACCGCCCACCTGATTCAATAGGTCATCATAGGTACCACCAATGTCAGGGTTACCCCCGTCAGGTTTCTTACCGGTTTTAAGAAGGGCATGCAATGCTCTTGCAATAAAGGCAGTAGTAGTCTGAACAGCCTGCTTAGCTTCACCACCATCAGGGGTAATAACGCCGCACATATACTTACCATCGACATAAATGGCGTAAGTTTTAGCATACTGGGCATTCTTGATGTACACTAGAGTAGTATCCTTTTTACCCGCTGGTGACTCTCCTTCTACAGCGTCTACCTCCTTCTCAGTGTTCAAGACAAAGGTGTAGTCAGCAACAGTAACTGCCTTTAGTTTGTCCCTAGGGTCACTAGTGGTGATGTACTCTTTGGACTCGTCATCTTCAAACTTGCAAGTCTTAGGCACACCATTAAGATCAAAAATCTGGTATTCCCCAGACCCCATCTGGAGAATGTACTTTTCCTGTTCGTCTCTATTGATTACATGATACTTCTTCTTTGTAGCATCAACACGGTCAGACAAACGCTTGATTGCAAGAGTCGGAGGTCTCTTTTGGAGACCCTCAACTTCATTAGGGAACCCGTTGATAAGCTCAGTTACCTGATCGGGGAATCTGATGATGTCAGGTTGTTGAGAGACACCACCTTTGAATGAGTGAATACTTTGAGATACTAGAGGCATGTTTAGCTCCTCTGAGTCTGTTGGCTAATGAACTGGTCATCATTGAGGATGTTGTAATTACCATCCGTCAGTTCATAGTCTACAATGTCTGCATAAGCCGCACTCTCTTCCAATTGAAGATGTGCATCAATATCAGCAGAGGTAAGGTACCTCATCTGAAAGACTCTACTGGCTCTAACAGTAATATACTTTCTGAAGACCTGAGGAAGCTCCTCAAAAGGAAGCTCCTTGACAAGTTCATCCAGAGTGATGCCTTCAGGGAACTCTAGAGCCCCTGAATCAAGATCATAAAAATAGCCTCCTCTGCTTACGAACTTATAGCTAGTAGAGACAGCCCTAAGGAAGTCTCTACCGTAAGCAACTTTGTTAGTAAAAGAGTCAGGCTTCAAGGTAACACTGGTGAGAGTGTTAAAGCTGTAACCCCTAGACTGGATCTCTTGACTGACAGCCTTAAGGATTCTTACAGCATTCAGAACATCCACATTAGCATCATCCTCAAGAGAATTAACAGGACTAGAGCCTACGGATGACAAAATTTCATTCACTGCATCAAGTTCAGTGCTAGGAGTGACAATCATTATTCTTCCTTGTTGTTATTCTTTTCGACGGTTCTTCGAGGCTTAACAGGCTTTGCAGTTGCACTAAGGAGACCCAGTTTCTGAGCCTCCTCGGGGGTAAGCTGATACCCCCACTTGTGCACCTGACAGAAGTAAGTAGTCTCGTAAGCCTTCTTTACTTCTTCAATGGTCATCTATTATTCTTCCTGAGCGGTCTTAACAAAGATACCAACGGCTTCAGGACGAAGACCGCCGTGACCCATAGCGTACTTGGCAATGATCTGGTCAGCCTGATATTCAGCACGGCGAGCACGCTCCATAGCAAGATCCTTCAGCTTAACCGTACCAACAGCGGAGCGGTGGAACACGATACCCTGAAGACCCGCAGTCTTGATCTTTTCATTAAGAGCATGCTTGCCATCAATGCCGTCATTCAGAAGATGCGGAACTTCAATGACTTCAAAGCCGCAAATCGTCTGGAGCTTGCCCGTGTTCGGGTCAAAGAGAGCGTGGTAGTTAGCGGCATCGGGCATGAGAGCCTTCATCACAGCAGAGTAGCCTTCAGGCGTAAGAAGACAATAGCGGTCACCCTGCGGGACGTAGTTCTTCGTCATCTTAGCACGAGCCGCAAGGAGACCCTCAAGGATCTTATTGCCATACGTTGCTTCCTGCGTGATGTCAAGACCCGTAACGAACTCAAAGGCCTTACCCGTACCGAGAACCTTGTCAGCGCCCGTACCATTGTCGGGAATATTACCGTCCTTGAACGTAGCGTCCTTAGCGGCCTCATTGGCAAGTTCATTGATAATGGCACAGTCAGCACCCATAGCGAGAGCTTCGCCGAGCTGACGGGAATACTCGACTCGAACGTCATAATGGTTCATCGCATCGTCGATATCCGTGATAAGGCAGTCAGCCGTAAGGAGACCGTCGATAGCAATGACACGTTCGTTATGTTCCATCTTCTTACGCTGGTCATCAAGGGAGCTACCCGGAGCAAGATACTTAGCACGGGTACGGCCCATCACAGCGAACGAGGCACTCTTACCGTGCGAGATCGTTCGAACCTGATGACGAGACATCATAACGGAGGTGCGGGAGAAAGCAGTCAGAACTTCACCCGTGAAGACCTTCATAAAGAGTGCATCACGATCGCCCGCAGAGAGAACCTGACCAGGATTAGAAATATCAGTAGCAGCAAGAGCAGCCATTTTTAATTATTTTCCTTTTGAAAAATTATAAGATTGTTGTTGAATAAAATTAGACGCTAGTAGCCCACATTCTCTGTTCGACCTGTCGGGTGTATTCAGGATCCCTGCCATAGCGCTTATCGCTCATAGCCTCGATCACTTCAGATTTGTTTGCAAACCCCTTAGGACGATTCACAGGAGTGGCCGTACCACCATGAATAGACTTATTAGCGGTACCCATCTTGGAAACCATCTTAGACTTCATGCCTTCAAGCATGAGTGAGACAGCTTCAAGATTATTGTTGTCGATTGCCCTGTTAAAGGAGTCAATCGTCTTCTGAGGGAGATTCTTGGATGCCCAATCGACAATACGATTGTACTCCTTAGTACCCCCTACGGAATCATAAACAGCTTCAGTGAAGCGAGATTCAAGAGCCTTTCGACTCTCAATGAAACCCTCGATAACCTCAGAAGGATAACCTGCCTTCTCAAGTTCAGCAACAGTTTCATCAGAGAGCTTACCATTCTCCTGATATTCTCGGACAGCCTTATTGAAGTCAACACCCTTTTCCTTAAGGGAGGTCTTCACGGCATCAATAGCCTTTTCGTGCTTGTCTACTTCTTCCTGAAGATTCTCTTGATCTTCATTTCGATCATGAACAGCCACATCATCAGCGTGGCCTTCAGTTCCATTAGCTTGTTCTTCATTATGTTCTTCCCCCGACTTTTCGTTCTGAAGAAGGGGGTCTCCAATATCAGGGTCAACCTCAACCTGAGTCGTAGAAGACTCCATGATCTCGATGCCCTGTGCTTCAGCCTCCTCAGTGAGGGACTGAGGTTCATTAAAGTCAGTCATTAGTTATCCTTTAGTTATTCAGGTGCCTGCTGTGCTAGTGTCCTAGCTGTGCTAGTGTCCTAGCTGTGCTAGTGTCCTAGCTGTGCTAGTGTCCTAGCTGTGCTTCATTGACAGCCATCTGTGCACCTGCGTCAATACCCTGTTGCTGGGCATACTGTTCCATAGCGGCCTGTTGTTCTGCCTGAAGTTCTTCAGGAGTCTTAACTAGACCCGTAGCGTCAATATGAGCCGCCGCAAAGATCCTAGTAGCAAGATTGCCGACATTAAGAGCCTGCATAAACTCAGGGAACTGTTGCATCAACTGCAAAGCCTGAGCTAGATTATTAAGATCCTGCCCTCGACCAAGGGCATCAATACCCGTGATGATGGTAGGTTCAATCTCTGCAATGCTCTCGTCAACCACAGGGAGCAAACCCTGAGATTGCATCTGATTGTAGACACAGGCAACAAGAGGAAGCTGTAGCTCCTGAGACAGGAGAGAATAGACACCACCTAGGGTATCCTCTAGCTCACCCGCAACGTACCTAATCTCTTCTGCGGTAACTCTGTCTCTACCCACAGCACCACTCTGGACTGCAGAGTTCAAGAGGAACGCATAAGACAAACGAGACTCAATCTGTTGAGCAGTAGTGAGTACCGTCTGCATGTCCATGCTCTTATTAAGTTGCATGGGAACAACGTCCTCCATACGACCCCTAACAAAAGCACCGTTCGCCGCCTTAGCCAAAGCCCTGATGTTGGTCTGACAAGCAGGAGAGACGAGGTAGAGAACCTTAGAGGCAATCATAGAGATATCCACAATGCTCTTAGAAAGGTTCTCAAGAGAGACAAGGTCGCCTAGGTAATCCTCAACAAAGGATCTACCGTAGTGCTCGCCGTCCTTCTTGTTGAATCTAAGAGGAATCCAAGGACTCTTGTTTGCAGGATAAGTCTGCTCACTGCCTGCGACAGGCTCACCTTCAATCTCCTGATAGGATTCCCACTGATAGGTGTCACCACTAGCTACTCGGTAAATGTGAGTATAGATGTCGACCTTTTCGTTGATAGTCGGTTCACCAGAATCTGGGAGAACAGACTGCATTGAATCAGGAAGACTACCACGGGAAACAGTGTCCTTAGCAACAATCTGAAGGACATTGCCAATAGTGTCTCTCTGAACAGTGTACTCACGAAGAGTGTAGCACCTCATACCACCTTCAGCAGGAGGTAGGAACAGAAGTGCATTGCCTGCAATGATAAGTTGCTTAATAGCTTCAAACAGAGTCGGTCTAAGAGACTGAGACTCCATATACTTAATCATCTGTTGTTCCATCATGGACAAACCGTATTCGATATTGTCCTTCAGCTGGTCATCAGCAGACTCATTAAGAGCTACCGTAGACTCCGAGTCCAACCCCAGTCTAAAGAAAGGTTGATTAGGAGGCAACAGAGAAAGAAGAAGTTTAGAGGCAAGATTATTAAGACCCCTAGCACCCACAGAATTGTAAGGAGTGGAATAGTTAGTACCACCATCATCAGACTCCTTAGGAAAGAGCATAGGGATCGTATAGGTCGCACACTTTTCTGCTCTCTGAGTGTATGGGTCTCTGTCTGTCGTGAGTTTGTCATAGGTAGTCTTAGCTCCTTCAAGAGGGATATTGCCTGCCTGATGTTCAGCACTAGCCATACCACATATCCCTCATGTTAGACAAGGTTACGGCCTGCACCTGCAGACACCTCAGCATTCCCAGCCTTCTTGATTCTAAGTCCCTTCTTGCCCTTACGGAGCTGAACCTTTTCGGTTTCTTCCTTCTTCTCAGCTTCACCCTCAGGGTTCGTAAGCTCAAGCTCAGGAGCAGGCATAGGTGCCTCAGGGGCACCACCACCACCTCGGTAAGCACCGAAGGTAGAGATCTTGGCAACCTTCTTAAAAGCCTTCTTAATGGAACCAAATCCCATTATTAAATTTCCTTGTAAAAAGTTTTGTATGAAGAGTAACCCAAGTGTTTCTCAAAAGTATTTTCCAACATCTTGTTGTTGAGCGTATTAGCATTAGAGAAGGCTAGGAGTTTTACGTCAATACCTGCTCTCTTTTCAAGCACATAAGCCATTGCTCTAGACAAACCCAAACCCTTTTGGAAAGCTACAGAACACTCTTCATTTAGAAAAGTTACTCCCTCAGGTGCATACCAAGGTCTCCCCCTAGACACTAGGGATGCACCCGAGAGAGCATTTTCTTTGTTATAGAAAACAAGGATGATGAAGTCTTCAAATTCACCACTAATGACACCCTTAAGAAACCTACGTACTACACGTACATCAGCATATTTCTTAATGAAAGGGAGGGAGTCAGGGTCATCTTTGATGATCTTTGCACCCTTGTCGATGATCTGCTCTAGGATGTCTCCATCATTAGGTTGTAAGACACCAATCCTAGATACGTTACTTAGGGACGTTAGTCCCTCTTCCAGAACCCACATAGTCAATCCTAAGAGCCTTCTTGCCCTTGTTCTTCTTGTGTTCTGCAGTTTCTTCAGCACCCATTTCAGGAGCCTCAGGTTCGAGCACAGGTTGCTCAATGGCAGGAGCCTGAACCTTAACATCGGGAACCTTAGGTTTACTAAAGAGTCCACCCATTAATTATCTCCATTCTGTTTATCGTGTTTATGTCTAAGGTAGGTAACAACCTGTTGAATACCTAGAAGAGTCTCATTACTCTTTTCATACCAAATCATCTTTCGAATGTCAAAGACATCCTCAAGTTTCTCAATGAGATCCTTAGGAACATAAGGAAACTCTTCTTCCTCAACAACGTTGTTTTCTTCTACTTCTTTGTTCATGTCTTCCTCCTACCTAGGACTATTGATTTAATTAAAAATAGCCCTAGGGGTATTAGTATTGATTAAAAGGGATTGTACTTCTTAGGTAGACCCTCAGATTCACTTAAAGGGTAATCTTCATAGTGCAAGATTCTAGCCATTGTTGCCTCTCTAATGGCATCCTCTTCAGTAAGACCCTGAGACTTAAAGGCTTTCAAAACCTCAGGCCACCATTCAGAATCAGGGTGTCCATTAAGGAGCTTATTGGCTTTCACAGGGCCATAAGTGGGACATCCCTTATAGCCGTCTGTAACGTCCCCTACTAGGGTCTGGTAGCACAGCCATCTCTTGGAGTCCTTCTCAGTGATGTTATGCAAGACATCATTACCGAAATCATAGAAGTAACCGGGGATTGTCTTGAAATCCTTGTCCATAGACACTGCGACACAAATATCTTTATAGACAGGGCTAGTGCAGTAGATACCCACAACATCATCAGCTTCAAGATACTTGACTGTATAAGAAGTGTAGGTTTCTTTAATCTTGTCTGCAAGACCCTTGTAGCAACAAGGTTTACGATTAGATCGCCTATTGGACTTATAGTCAGGATTGTAGGCTTTCCTAAAGTTATCCTCATCGGAGAAACAGAATACATAGGTAATCTCCTCACCAATAAAATGCTTAGCCAGTTTCTCATCAATAGCAATAAGCATGTCGGTAAAGTAATCCCATGCGTCATCTACTTCGGCATGACAAGTCCAAAGACCATCACCCCAGTCGATATCCTTCTGGACAGCAGAGGATGCCTTAAAGGCTATAATATCACCGTCTACAAAAGCATATCTCATTATTCACAAGCCTTAAGAATAGCATACGCCTTACAAGTGAGCTTCCAATAATTAGTGGCCTCACTATAGTAATTAAGGCAAGTAATGTGGCCCCTAGAGGCCGCCTCGGCAATCAGCTTTGCATTCTCACGACAGAAGTCCGCCTGAAACTTCGGATTGTTCTGGTCAATATACTTAAGAAAACTAAGATACTTATTCATTTTCTTTCTGAGGTCCCTCATAGTAAACACTCTCTTCTCCCCAATCAACTTCATAACCAAGACGTTCAAGAATCTCATAAAAGATTTCTTTGTCAGTCCAGTCTTCATAGAGTTTACAGGGATTTGGAATGTGCTTAAAAAGCAGTTTACCGTTCAATCGAACTTCGGCACCACCTGCGAACCCATAAACGGGATCCGTCTTATAGAGCCACTTAATGTCAACAACACTCTTTTTGGGGTTCTTACACAAAGCCATTACCTCCTTAGGTTCATGCTTCTTAAGAACCTTTTCAATCTCTTCGACGGTCATAGGTCTACGAATCATAGCTACTCCTTAGTGACAAGAATACCAGTTGGTACCAATCTTACCTTCGGTGTCCAACTGACAGTTAAAATTAAAGAACTTCTGAGTCTGCCTCATGGATTCCTGTGCAATCCTTACGCAGTCCTCTGCGATTTCCTTTGTGCGACAGGCTACCTGAACCTCATCCTTACCGTTTCCCATATTGCTACGGGTGTCGGACTATCTCTTTACAGCCTATTGGTATTAGCTGTAGTAGGCATTTCGAGACTAGGGGAATCTCACCCCTAGCCCCTACGGTATATACCTAGTCTCTACACTTCCATTCTCGAATCCACTTACAAGCAGAGGAAAACGAGACACCAAAGACTTCTCCTAGCTTAGTACCTGTACACTTATAAAGTTTCCAATACTCCTTAGCTTTAGCCTTTCTATCGGCATATCTAGTAGAGTTATGTTCGACTTTATGGTCTACGACCTTAACTAGCTCAAGATGACTAAGGTTACAACAGGCACTATTATGACACTTGTGATGAATCTCATAGCCTTCAGGGACTTCACCGTTAGCTTCTTCCCATACAAGTCTGTGAGCCATAATCAAGGGCTTTCTACCTTTACCCTTATACCTGTGATCTCTAATCCTTAGATAACCATCATGATTCAGTCTATGTGATGTGGAGACTATGCAACCGTTTTGATCCTGAATCAAGACCATAGGTTTACCACGCATAGTTCCTCCAATGTTTAGCTCGGGATTGCCCACGTGGGGTTCCCCCGAATTAACCTACTTTAATGTGCACAATGTAGTTTATGCACCCATGCCATCATGGCAAAATCACCGTCCCAACCGTGCTTGTACCCAGCTTTACGCATGTTCTCCTCAACAAGGCATACCCATTTCTTGCAGATAAGGGCACCTGCAGATTGCAACAGGGTATTCAGAGCCGAGTGAGGGCTTCGAACATAAACAACGCGACGATCAAGCCCAAGAATACTGTGAGTAATACTAAGATTAC